GATGCATCTTTATCAGATGCATTATCAAGTGAGATTATTTCTAGAGCTTCTGGGGATGTATCTTTATCAAGTGCATTATCAACTGAGACTAGTTATAGAGTTTCTGGGGATGCATCTTTATCAGATGCATTATCAAGTGCGACTAGTTCTAGAGCTTCTGGGGATGTATCTTTATCAAGTGCATTATCAACTGAGACTAGTTCTAGACTTTCTGGGGATGCATCTTTAACAACAAAATTATTAACTGAGACTAGTTCTAGAGCTTCTGCTGATTACTCTATTATTATTTCACTTTCTAATACTATCTCTAATGCTATTAGTACTATTGTAGGATCTACAACACCAAGCACTCTTGATACTTTATATGAATTAGCTAATACATTACAAAATAATCCTAGTATTATTAATACACTTTCTTCAACATTGATAACTGAGACTAATTGTAGAGTTTCTGGAGATACATCTTTATCAACAATATTATTAACTGAGACTAGTTCTAGACTTTCTGGGGATGCATCTTTATCAGATGCATTAGCAATATTAATGGCAAGTGTCGAATCATTAATGGCAAGAGTATAGACATAACCAATATTTCCAGATTTACCAGGATTACCTGAATAAAACAATATAAAAATTACAAATGATTTTTATATGGTTTAGGACTGCGCAGATATCCTGACGCGCAGCGGTAGGATATCTAGGAAACTCTGGAGAACGTAGTTTGAAAGAGTTTATAGAAAAAAACAACGTTTGCAATGTAAAAAGTGTAAACACACGGTATCTGTAAACCATCTCCTGATAATTCTCGAACACTTATGCTCGTTACAAGCTGCGGGGTTTTCGCAAAATAATGATTATTTTCCCACTTTTTATTTTGTTTATTACATAAAATTGATTATATCTATAACAATATAAAAATATACTATATTATTATATAGTATTTACTAATGACCACCCAGCAAAATCCAACTATGATGCAAACTACCTCTAAAATTATCGGTGTTCAATTCAGTATGTTATCTCCGGAGGAAATCCGCAAAAATTCGGTTGCAGAAATAACCTCACGAGATACATATAACAACAATAAACCGGTTATTGGAGGGCTATTTGATCCTAGAATGGGTGTACTTGAAAATGGATTGATTTGTCCTACTGATGGGTTGACATACATTGACACTCCCGGTTATTTTGGACATATTGAAATGGCTAGACCAGTTCTCTTTATTCAACATTTGAAAGAAATTATGAAAATCTGCGGATGCATCTGTTTCAAATGCAGCAAATTGCGCATTGACAAGTCGCAACACAGACATATAGAAAAAAGGAGCGCCAGTGAAAGATGGGAATATGTTTCCAAATTGGCAGCCAAAGTGAAACGTTGTGGTGAACAGACTGATGACGGATGTGGATGCAAACAGCCCGATAAAATCAAATTAGAAGGTATGGCTACGATTTATGCTGTTTGGGAAAAAATGGATGCCGGAGAAGACGGTGACAAAAAGGTAAGTATCAAATTGACGCCCGAAATTATATTGAAATTATTCAAGCGTATTTCCGACGAAGATGTCCATTTTATGGGATTCAATCCATTATGGTCTCGTCCAGAATGGATGATTTGCCAAGTATTACCAGTTCCCCCACCAGCTGTACGCCCATCAGTCAAACACGATGCTCAACAGCGGTCCGAAGATGACTTGACACATATCTATAGCAATATCATCAAAACAAACACGGATTTAATGAACAAAATCAACGACAATGCCAATCCCAGTGTTATAGAAGGATTAACCACTGTATTACAATATTACGTTGCAATGATTGTCAACAACAAAGTCAAGGGTGCAGTTCCTATGGCTCAGCGTTCGGGTCGTCCTCTCCAGTGTATTATGGGTCGTCTTAACAGTAAAAATGGGCGTATCCGAGGCAATTTGATGGGTAAGCGTGTGGATTTCAGTGCCCGTTCCGTTATTACCGGTGACCCCAATGTATCCATCCGACAACTCGGTGTCCCTAGAAAAATCGCGACAAATATCACCAAACCAGTTACCGTGAACGACCTCAATAAGGCATTTCTGATGCAATTGGTCAAAAATGGTCCAGATGTATATCCCGGTGCGAAAACCTTGGAGCGTCAAAATGGTGTCAAGATTTCGTTGCGCAATGTGGATCGCAATAATGTGACCCTAAATAATGGTGATATTGTCCATAGACATATGATGGATGGAGATGCCGTGCTATTTAACCGTCAGCCATCTCTCCACAGAATGTCAATGATGTGTCATATTGTTCGCGTGATGGAACGTGGAGATACGTTTCGTATGAATGTTGGTTGTACCCGACCATACAATGCGGATTTCGATAAAATCTCTGTCGAAAACATGGAGCGCTAAAAACGTGATACTCCATAGTTGCAATTTTATTAATAGAATTGCAGCGAAACACCTTGTTGCGGGAAGTCCCTTAGAGCCTTTACTACCACTCTCTTTAGGAAACTATTGAGAGGAACTCGGTTAATTGCCGAACCCAATGGTAATAATGTAAAGGATTGGGTAATCCGCAGTGTTACTTCCTAACGTCGCCTGGCAGACTATGGAAGGCACTCAGAGACTGAACGGGTGTTGGTAGACTATGAAGGACTAGCCATCCTGAGTTTGCTTAAGATACAGTCCGCCCCTTTTGGAAACATTGGGGAATCATCGGGAGATGAGATGAATATGCATATGCCACAAAATGTATTGGCAGAAACAGAATTGAGACATTTGGCCGCTATTCCATACCAAATTGTCAGTCCAAGTAGTAATGCGCCTATTATCGGGATCTATCAAGACTCGCTCCTCGGGTCTTTCCGATTCACCCGTCCAGGCATCAAGTTTTCGCCACGCGATGCGATGAATCTGTTGATGATGTATCCGAATGTAGATGTGGAAGCGCTAAAAGGTAAGAAGGAACTCACCAGTTTCGATGTTATATCACAAATCCTACCTCCAATGACTATGTCATACAAGACCAAGTTGTTTGAGGAAGGCGAAGATTACGGAACATCCAATAATGTGTTGGAAATCAAAAAAGGTAAGTATGTGCGTGGTCAAATGGAAAAGTCTCTCTTAGGCAGTAGTTCAAAGGGTATGATTCATCGTGTCTATAACGATTTCGGTAATATGGCCGCGGCCAACTTTATTGATAATCTGCAAAACATTATTACCGAATATATGAAATCTAGTTCATTCAGTGTTGGTATCAGTGATTTGATTGCCGACAAGGAAACCGCTAAAAAAATCATTCAGGCGATTGATGTGCAAAAACTTGAAGTGCAAAGTCTTATTAACAAAGTCCATTTGGGTATTTTTGAAAACAATACTGCGTCTTCCAATAACGTGGAGTTTGAAACCCAAGTGGGCAATTTGCTGAATGAAGCCACTAACCAAGCCGGTAAAAAAGCTCGCGAAAGTCTGAGTAAAGACAACCGATTCTTGATGATTGTCAATTCTGGTTCAAAAGGTACACTCATCAATATTTCGCAAATGATTTCGTGTTTGGGTCAGCAAAACGTAGATGGCAAACGTATTCCATATGGATTTGATAGTCGCACACTTCCTCACTATAGCAAGTTTGATGACTCGCCTAAAGCCCGTGGATTTATTGAAAACTCGTATATTTCGGGATTAACCGCACCCGAGCTATTCTTCCACGCTATGGGTGGTCGTATTGGTCTCATTGATACTGCAGTCAAGACTTCGCAAACTGGCTATATCCAACGTCGTCTTATCAAGGGTCTGGAAGATATCAAAGTTGAATATGATATGACTGTCCGAAACAGCAAGGGAAAGATTATCCAGTTTGCTTATGGAGATGATAATATTGACACGGTCAAAGTGGAAGACCAAGCCATACCATTAGTCGGAATGAGTATGGAAGATATTTATATGCATTATGATATTGCCGGACTAAATGAGCGCGAAACCGGTCTTTTAGAAATATACAGCAAGGGGACTATTACTCGTATGCGTACTCAACGCGCAGATACCAAGGCAAAATGTATGCAATACATTGAAAAGATGATTATTGATAGAGAACATTTAGTAGAAAAACTGTTTAAAAATCGCGATGAAAACAATGTCCGCCTTCCAGTGGCATTCCAATATGTTATTGCCAATATTCAGGGTCAATTAGGATTGACGGCCAATTCCGCGGTGGATATAACTCCTTTAGAAACATTCAAAATCATTGAACAATATTTCGCAAGATTAAAGCGCTCGCATTATGCACCACCTACTCGTCTATTTGAAATAATGTATTTCTATTATTTGTCGCCACGCAATTTGCTCGTGGCCAAGCGTTTCAACCGCAAGTCACTAACTATGTTATTGGAGACCATTGAATTGAAATATAAACAGTCTATTGTGCACCCAGGTGAAATGGTCGGAGTTATTGCCGGCCAATCTATTGGCGAACCTACTACCCAGCTGACCCTCAACTCAGTTACTTATGAAACTGAGATTATTGTAAGAAACGGAAATAAACAAATATCGAAACTACAAATTGGCGATTTTATTACACATCATATTGCTAATCCAAAAACAATTAATTACAATGCAGAAAAAGACACTACTTACGCGGAACTTTCTGAGATATATGAGGTTCCTTGTGCAACTGAAAATGGAGAAACAGTTTGGAGAAGAATTGAAGCAGTCACTCAACACCCAGTAGTAAACGAAGACGGTTCTAATACTATGTTGAAGTTTGTGACAGAAGGTTGCAGAGAAATAATAGTTACTAAAGCTAAATCTTTACTGCAATTGGTAGATGGAAAAATAGTTCCGGCAAATGGCGACAGTTTTGTAATAGGAGATTATTTACCAGTATCTAGAAAAACATTGGAATATACACAGAAAACACATTTAGACTTAAGAAATATTCTTCCTCCATCCGAATATGTATATGGTTCAGAACTAGAAAAAGCAAAATCAGTTATAAATGAACATCATTGGTGGTCAAATCATTCTGGAAAAACATTTATACTTCCTCATTCGCGAAGTGATTCAGTTGTTACTCTGGTTAGTGAAAAAGTAAGACCAGGGCGTAAAACAAAATCGTCTTGCAACATCAAATCAGGATGTGTTTATATGAAACTTACAAATATGTGTGATTATACCATACCCGAAAATATTGCACTAAATTATGAGTTTGGGTATTTACTTGGAGCATACTGCGCAGAAGGATGTATGACACGCCATCAGATTTCTATATCAAATAATGATGATGAATACTTGAAACCAATTCAGTCTTGGTGTGAAAAACACAATATTACAACAAAAATATACACTCATAAAAACAAAATACAAGAAGGATGGACGAGTCAAGATATACGCATATATAACACATTATTATGTAATATCATTTCTAGTTTATGTGGCAAACTAAGTCATAATAAGTTTGTTTCAGATTCTATAATGTTTTCAAATGAACAATGTATAATGGGATTTTTAGATGCTTATATTGGAGGGGATGGATGCGTACATCAACACGCTAAAATGGATGGAACAATGAGGTCTGACTGCATAAGTGCAACTTCGGTTTCATTAAAATTACTCTCAAATATTCAGGTTATGCTAAAAAATATTGGTATTACAAGTAAAATTAGCAAACCTAAGAAAATTGAAACAAATAATAGAGGTTCTCTAAATATCAAACAACCATATTTATTAAAAATAACAAATAAACAAGCGCAAAAATTGGCGAGTAAATTACAATTACCGATTGCATCAAAACAGAAGAAACTTGAGCAGTTATTTAATGAAACATTTATGTATGATTACTGTAAAGCAGACTTATTAGTTCCAAACTTAATAGATGGTAAAATTGTTATGGAAGAACGAAATAACCGATTTCCAGATTTAGAGTTCGACCAAATTGTTTCTATAACCGAAATAGCCAATACTACTAAATATGCGTATGACTTAACCGTTGAAGAAACCCGAAACTTTGACTGTGCAAACGGATTATGTCTTCGCGACACATTTCATTTAGCAGGTGTTGCTTCCAAGTCAAATGTCACTCGTGGTGTTCCCAGAATTGAAGAAATATTGCGTCTTACTAAAAATCCCAAAAACCCGTCATTAACAGTCCATCTCAAACCATTGGACGAATCGGAGAAAGACAAAGCCATACTATTTGCAAATATGATGGAACACACTAAACTAGTGGATGTAGTGAAATCCATCAAAATATGTTTTGATCCCAAAGAACGAAGCAGTCTAATTGAAGAAGATGGTCTGCTTATGGAGCAATACTACGAGTTTGAGAACTTGATGAAGGAATGTAATGGCGACGAAGATGACGACGCTACACCTAAATCCAAGTGGATTATTCGTATGGAATTGGACGCGGAAGTTCTCTTAGATAAAAATATTACAACAGACGATATCCACTTTGCCATCAAAAACAGCTACCACGGCAAAGACATTACTTGCGTGTATTCCGATTACAATATGGACAAACTCGTGTTCCGCATTCGTATGAACAGTTCGGTGTTTGCCAAGGGCCGCAATCGCCTTAAGGTCAAAGGCGTAGTTGATTCCCTAGATCAATCGGATGAAATCTATATGTTGAAGAACTTCCAAGACACGTTGCTAAACAATATCGTATTACGTGGTATCAATGGTATTGCCAACGTCATTCCACGTAAGTTACAAAATATGGTGGTAAAAGACGAGAGCAAATATGCCCGCAAAGATGTGTGGGTTTTGGATACAACCGGGTCTAATTTGTTGGAAACATTGTCTCTTGATTTCATAGACAATACGCGAACATATAGCAATGATATTAAGGAAGTGTTTGATGTTTTGGGTATTGAAGCCGCCAGGCAAATTATTTACAATGAGATGAATGATGTGATGGAGTTTAGTGGCGGTGTATACATCAATTATCACCATCTCAGTCTATTGTGCGATAGAATGACTTGTACGAAGGATTTGGTAAGCATTTTCCGTTCGGGTATATTGAATGATGATATTGGTCCTATTGCTAAAGGTACATTTGAAGTCCATACGGAAGTATTCTTGGATGCTGCTAGACACGGTGAGTTTGACCATATGCGTGGTGTATCTGCAAATGTGATGTGTGGTCAATTCGGATACTATGGCACAAACGCATTCAATGTTGTATTGGACTTGCAAGAAATGGCTAAATTGGGCGAAGCATCTGTTAATACTGCAACCGCATCCGGAGAATTAGATAAGTTACAAGGCAAGAAATTGGAGGAAACCGGGGCGTGTGGAAAACAAAAACTCGCAATAAAAACGAACATTAGCAATATCAATGGAAATACTACCACTGGATGCGATGATGATTACAATATGGGATTTTAAAAATAATAAACCATAGTAGAAAAATAGATATAGTAGTAAATAGTAAATAGTTTGTATAAACATAAAAATTATTTTTTCAGAAAATTGAAATACTATTGATTGATTCTTATTACAACAATCAATCAATACCAATTAGTATAAACGACTCATACAATGGCTGCTCGCAGATTTACTGTATTACGCGAAGAAACTTATACAATGCCTTCTCGCACAACAGAAGTGCGCAAAGCGCTAAAAAAACTGAGAGAAATAGATGCACTGAAAGGAAAACCCGATTATACACCAGAAGAACTAGATAAATTGGCAACGGAAACCTACTGGAAAAATATTTTGGATCCGCACGATACGAAGGCCAAAGAAGACGAGGAACGAAAAGCCAAGCAATACAAACGTCATATGGAAAAAGAAGCGAAAAAAAAAGCTAAACGATTGGCCGAAGAACTGCATATGCGAAAGCAAACCGAAGCACAACAAAAACGCGAAGCTGAAGAAAGAGCAAAAAACAAACAGAGAGACGACGAGTATCGCCGAAGAAAAGCAGAACAAGAACAAGCCGAAGAAAACCGTCGTCGTGAATACGAAGAAAACAAGAAAGCTGAACTGGAAAGAATAGAGAGCGAAAATCGGTTCAAACAGCAATACATCGATGAGTTCACAAAAGCAGTCTCTATTTACAAAAGTCCTGATCGTGCTTTTCGTAAACTTTCACTAAAATACCATCCTGATAAAAATCAAGCAAACATACAACACGCCGAAAATATACAAAAAATACTTGGCGATATACGTAGTGCATATGTGTAATACAATAACCATAAAAAACTAATTATATTTATAATATTACAAGTAAATCCAAGCCATATACAAACAATATACAAAACAATTTTATACTTAGCATTCATCCCACCATTTGTTGTCTAAATATTCTCTATATTCGGCCCAATTCATTTGCTGTCCCATTGGCCCGACATTGTGGTCTAGAGCAGCTCTGCCCATAGTTACTAAGAGGGCGTGTTCGCTGTATTTTTTTTCATCTGACTCTTGGAGTAAACCGAGCCGTTCGCGCTCAGTCTTTTCGTATGCCTCCATATGTTCTCTAGATTGGAATGGGGCAAACTCCGACGAACACCGTTCTCTGGAGTTTCCTCGTAATCTTTCCGCTTCTAGTCCAGAGTACTTGATAAAATCGGGGTTTTCTTCTGTTGGTGGAATACCAATGTCTTGAATATGTGCCCCAGTCATATAAGGATATATTCGCCAAACGTCTTCTTTAGAAAGTTCACTGATTGGGGTTTCCGTTCCGAGGCCATACTTACCATTTAATTGTTCGGTCGCGCAATAATTGCAAAATCCCACAAATACACCATTGAGTATTCCCTTATCCCTGCATTCCCCGCACCACTCTGGTCCAAAATTGCAATACGTTTTCTTGACTTGGGTATGGATAATAATTGCCCAAGCAAGCGGGAAACGTATATCATATAACATAGGACTATTTTCTATCTTGTAATATTTGCCGTCAAACCCTTTCAAACTACGTTCTTCAGAGTTTTCTAGATATCCTACCTCTTCGCGTCCGAATATGTGCGCAATAACAGTCATTTGAGTAGATTCGGACATTTTTAGTAAATCGGGTAATAATAATTGGGTAAGTTGATAATATGATATACACTCCATATAAAAATTGTATTTCAATTTTTCAATTGGTTGTAAACAATAATAAAGAGAACAGTGTTATTATAAGTATACTAAAATGGCATCCGACGGAACAAACTGGCGCACTTGGGCTATAGACGATTCTTTGAAAAAAACGGATACGTATGATATTTTGTATAACGAAATGGTGGAAGTAGAGTTTGGTTCTCCTAAAGACCTATGTAATTTTGTAAAATATTGCGAATATATGATGTTTTCTAGTTATAGTATACCTCATCCAATACCAGAAGAAGAATGTTGTGATTATTTTAGGTCTTTATACAAATATATTGAAATGATATATGAAGAAAACATATTAGAAGCCGGGCATCAAAATCTAGCTAAACTCCAATGAAATCTTTCAAAAAAAATCGTGTGAACTGCGTTCTCCAGAGTTTTCTGTATATCATACCGCTTCGCGTACAGATATATTCTCAATTATGCGTATTTGGATGCATCATTCAATACGTTTGTCAAAAAATTGAAATACATTTTTTATAGGGGTGATATAGCAGATTCAAACACCAAATTATTATTGCAACCAATCATTCATACAATTATTTTCGCAAACTTAACAACAATGTCTTCTATTACTAAACCCAATGGCTGTGGATATTGCCGCAATATTTCGGGTGTGAATTGGCAATCGCACCAACGTATAGACTCCGAAGGTATTGTTATTTGCCCAGTTATTATTGCTAAAGAATCTTGTAGATATTGCAAAGAACGCGGCCACTTCATCCCAGATTGTCCTAAATTGGCCGAAAAGAAAAAGCGAGAAGAAGACCGCGTCACAAAAATAGAAAAAAACTTTCCGCCATTGTTCAAGACTCTGCCTACTGTGCCTACGGCACCCGGGGCCGGGGCCGGGGCCAGCCGTGTCCCCACCATTTCCTATGCCCAAAAAATTGCAGAAAACCGCCCTGCAAAACTGACGGCAGCTCTTGAAAAGGAGTTCGAAGACCGCAAAGTGGCCGAGGTGCAAGCCAAGCAAAAAAAAGCCGAAGATTGGCGGAAAGAGCAAGAAGAGCGCAAACAACAAGAAGAAGAGCGCAAAAAACGCAGAGAAGCCGCTCACGTCCAAGCAATGTATGACAAATGGGGAACCAACTGGCACAATTGCGTCTATATGACCGACGAAGACTGCAATACGGCATACGAAATGAGAGAACGCGACGAAAACGAGTATTACAGAATGGAAGAAGAAACGGAAAAATATTGCAAAGAACAACAAGAACTACGCGAAAGACTCAAGCGAGAAATGACGCCGGAAGAATACCAAGAATGGGAATGGGAACAAGACGACGAATACTTTGACGCAGGGGTTCGTATGCAGACGGAGTTTGAATGCCGTGCATCACGAGCTGCAGTGTCTTATTTCAATAAACACGGTCTAATGCTCCCTGATGGAGATTTTGTCAGCAGCGAATGGGGAGCCGAGCGCAAACTGGACAAAGTCCGGAGAGAAAAAGCACAAAAAAAATAAACCACTTGTATTTTCGTATAGTATATGTTTTGTATTTGATTTTGTAATAAATAATAACTAATTTTTTATTGATGAACCGAGTATTGATACCGATAGTTTTCTTTTTCGCTGAAGCTGTCTGTAATACAAATCAATTTCGATGGAGTCCGTATGGCGATTTCTTTGCTAGGGCTTTCGTAAATACTGGAGAACTGAGTGTAAGTGATTTCCATATATTCTTCTTCTGTTTCCGGACGCTTGATCCTGGTAACAATATACGTATATCCATTGTCGGAATAGTCATATTTCACGTGGCGGGCAAAGAATTGTTCCAATCGTCTATGAACAATCGATGTGGTAGTTTTGCATCGAATTATGGGTTTAGGGCGAACACAATATTGCTGAAAGAATTGCATCGACATTGTTCAAGAATAAACCGTGGAGTAATAACAGTTCTAATAAATTGTTCAAATGATATACGATTGAAATATTTTTATTAAAGTATTTCAATTTTGTGATAGATGATTGTATCATCTACCATAAAGCACCAATCCTACAGGGTGCGTTAGACGCACCATATAGGAATTGCAATTTTATGCATTCAGTTTTTTCGGCCCCGGTTTGTAAATGGCTAAATATTCATCCAAGGTTTGTAAATGAAGCGATGATTTTCGTATAGACTCAGTTTGGTATAAGCTATAGAAATGTGTCATTTGAGGAGCAGTTAATTTCACGCCCGGTAATATCAATTGATATTCCATTTCCGCCACTTTTGTAGGAGAACGTATGAAATAATATGGCTGGGTTTGCGGATTTCCTCCCATTACTAACCAATCAATTTTCTCATAAAAAAGCGATTTCAGTGATGTGGAAGAAAACAGCACAATCGGCAGGGATAATGCATTTGCTAACATCCATATATCCAAATCAGTTACATAATAGTTCTCGCTTTTCACAACTTGTTCAAATGTAGCATTTCCCCTAAATAACTTCCCTTTTCCCTGAATATTCAAAATGGACATTATTTTTTCGCGATACCCCGGTTTTTCTAAATATCCTGAATAAGCCCGCAATAAAATATCTTTGACATAATCCATTGATGGTATTTCTACAAGTTCTCCTAAATCTATGAGAACTTTGTTCAAAATATAAGTCAGCATATAGAAACTACTTCGTGGTGTTGCATAAAACTTGTATTCTTCCGAACTATTGTGAAACAATCGTCCCCACAAACTTTTCGTTGGATGCCCCTGTACATTCTTCAACTTTTCCTTTACAAACTCTAAATTGATTAGCTCCCCAGGTTCACTTGCAGTTTCGTCCAGTTTATGTTGTTCCGCTACAGTTATTGGTTGACTCTTATATTTTTGAGAAAATAGTGGTATAGCATTCTGGTAATCAATGTTTTTCAAATACTTATTGTCATTAAACTCCACAATATCTTTAAAATAATCAGCATTTAGGAGAGATTGCAATATCAACATTTCATTGTCATAAATGATATACTCACTATTACCTATAGTTAAATACGCAGTAGAACTCAGCATAAACAATTTAATACGGGTATAACGGATAAGCTCGTATGCCATTCTGCCATAGTATATTGTTTCATTTGGAACTTCGCTACCCAATAAATGTTTATTTGGTATCATTATTACTCCGCTTTCTTCATCTGCAAAACATACAATTTTTCCTTTCCCGCTCATATTCATACATTGGCGCTCTATATCTCCAATATCACGTTCATTTATATTCGCAAACTCAATCCTACCACCCACTAAATCGTGCAATGCCGAAATCATATTACCCAATTTTTCTTTGTATGTAAGTTCTCCATTATCCAATATATCCATTATTTCTTTGCGAATGCCCCGATTATCATAATCCATCAACAATTTTCGTATAACACTTCGGAAAAATGTGTAATACCTGGTTTCTAAATCTATTTTGCTAATGATAGATTGACGTTCATTGTCGCCTACTTGCGACGTAGTTATAGCATTATCTGCCGCTAAATAAGACACCTGATTTATATTATCCATAATTCGGGATATATCTTCTCCCTCTTTCGCTAAATAATTATGATTATTTACTTCAATAATACCATCATCAAATATGTTCTCTGAAATGGGAGATATAGGAACAAATTGGTTGGTTTCCGTAATAATTCCAGCAATTAACCCATCGTCCAACATTTTCATTTTAGGCAAACACAATATTTTTCCAGCGGTTTCTCTGTGAACATTTACTAAATAATCGCGGGTTGTTTCATAATCTTGCCAGAGATCATCATCGTCCATCCATTTTTCCGGAATATGTGGTATAGGTGCAGACGGATAAGTCGGTATGTATATACCCGGTAAAACTTCAGTCGTGTCGTTTTTTCGCACAAATAAACCGACGACTTTTCCCTGGAAATTGAGAACTTGAGCATCAATCAAATAACTGACAGATTTCAATATTTTTCCGATTTCAAGTGCATCAATATTTTTCTTGAAATCATATTGTTTAGGCAATCCGGGCAATGGCGCGCAATATTTATTTGTCGTTTTCTGAATAATATTTAGCACATATTTGATATTACTGGGGGTATTATCTTCGCGAAACGCCCGGACTATATTTATTTCTTTTTTCGCATATCCGCATATCAATTCGTAATATGTACCTTCTTTATTGGACTGTTTCAATAACAATGCTGTTTCTTTTGCCGGGTCATAGAGAACATTAGAACTAGAATGAGTTGGGCATACAATTTGCATATTATCACGCAAATCATCTTTAGGCATTTCTAAAATAACCAAGTTATATCCACCTGGCATCAATGTATCATCAGGTTCAGTTACTATATCCCATAGATAAGTATAGTCAATTTCTATAGTATCATCTTCCAAAAATGCTAAAAAGTTTTCAAAAGCCGCAATAATGTCATTTAGCAAATCCATTTGTTTTTCATCAGCCATATCAAACTCCGACGAACTCTGTTCTCTGGAGTTTCCTCTAACTCCTTCAGATTTGCTTCCGTAGTTATTCACAATTTCATTATAAAACACGCTGTTTGCAATAGACGGAATATTATAATCAAGTTCTCCTATATCTATTTTAGCAGGTTTAAAAGTTGAAATAAGAGAACCATTGTAAGAATGAACAAAATGGTCAAGATTCAACGATGAAATCAAAATATTTTTCATTTCTTTGATACTGGGTGTTTTAGGCAAATTATGTTTGTGGGCATACATAACTGCAACACACCCTAAAAACGATTGTTTGTCGTTTTTCTCCACACCATATCGCAATAGACATATATCTTCTTTATTGAATACGGGTTTTTCCATTTCTTCCGATTTAGCAATACACTTATTATTGTCTTCGTGTAAAAATGCTTGCACAGAAAAAGGCAATAGCCCCCATCTACCTGGTCCAATATTTATTTTATCAATACCGACAATATAGTTCTCCGATTTAGCAGGTTTAGCTTTGCGTTCTCCCTTTTCTTTTATTGGCTTACCCTGTTTATCCACTGGGTTATCTGCATCATCCGGTTCAGCCTCGGGACAAGTTTCCATATGTTTATCCCATAACCCGGTGCGCCATCCACTATAGCAACACGGTAAACAATTTCCGTCCGCTGTTTTTTTAGTCAATACTGCCGGGTTATGGTAATCGTAAGAACCATCTGATTTAACGTGTTTTTGACTTTTAAACTCTATTACATAGGCTCCTTCTGGTACAAACTCTTCATCATCTGGTATAATATTATCAGGGTACTTCGTACCCGGGGCTGCGCATTTTCCGGCGCGGACTTCTTCTTCCGTCATACTCATATTTGTTTGCAAACACCAATACCGTGGACAAATATACCAGAACTTTTTATCCGGATTAGTTCCATATTTGATAGCGTGTTGATAAGAGCGAGAACCTTTCCCATATTTAGCATCATTTTCGTCAATTTTCGCCTTTTCTTCATCCGTCAAAATAATCGGCTGTTTCTTTGCAGCACTTTGACATAGTGTGGAATAATTAGTAAATTTCCCAGATTTTGCTGTAAATAAAAAAGGTTCTCGCTTTTGCATACGCCTTTCAGCAACATTCGGATTATGTAAAGATACTCCAGCTAAACCAACGCGATATGGCTCCAGTGTACCCGCCCCCGGGGCCGGAGGCCCCTGTTCAATAGCTTCGCCTTGATCCAATAAATCATTTAGCAAAATATCGTTGGTTATAATATTTTGCGCTTTTTTCTTTCGTCCACCACCTTTGAATAACTCATCCGCTTCTTCTTCATCATCTTCTCCATAAAATAGTGCATCATCATCGTCTTCTTCTAAATCATCTCTATTGGCATCTTTGAAAAAATCATCGCCTTTTTGGCCGGGTTCTTTGCCAATAGCAGCTACCAGCTCATCCACCGGTTCTCCAATTATATCTTCCATATCATCATCCATATCACCATTCCCGACTTCTTCCATAACAGCCACCGATACAGGTGCAATAGCTACCACTTGGTTTTGTATATGTGATTTATCTACATCGGCCTTCATTTTAGCCGCAGTTTTACATATACCATCTATATCCGATTTATCTACTTCGGTGGTAGTAGGATGTTGAGTTATACGGAGAAAACTGTCGATATACATATGCAAAATCTTTATATATTCAATATTTACGATATTATCCACTTCAATAACAATGTGGTTCTCCTCTTTATCGTTATAAATCAATGTTTGAAACCCGGGAACATCTATGACTTCTTCACCTAAGTCTTGTTGTGCAGCAACCGTTTCCAAATATTTTCCAAATACTTTTGTGGCTTCTTCATTAGTTATTTGAAAATTGTCCATAATACCTTTGATAATGAGTTCGGAATTGTCCGTTTTTTGATATAGCGATTGAATAAAAATGGTTTTCGCATCCATTTCTTTAAAGTTCTCCACACGTTTAAAAACCATTTTAGCGACTTTAGAAATATTCGGTTGATAAATAACAAACAAACTGGACAAACATTTGATGTATTTCTGCAAGTTATTTAGCTCTTCCGAAATCAACATACGGGCCACATATTTCATATTGAGAACCTGGACATTTTCCTGGTGTAAATCTTCAAATGCCCTGAGTTTGTATCCCGACTTTTGTAGAAACTCATTGATAGTATCTATAACCGGGTTTACTGCAGAACTTATATAGGCTTTCAATTCTTCGGGTAAAACAGAGGTGTTCAAATCTCCATATACGCGTATATTGCCGGTTTCTAAGAAATCAATATAAATATCTTCAGACAAAGTGGGCATTTTGACGGCCATAGAAATCTGATTCCCTTTTCCTAAAAATCTGGCCAATCGCATTATTTCTTGTTCAGACAATTTAGGGATTTTTTTGCCATTTTTAGAGATTTTATTTACAAAAAGGCGATACAAGTTCTCTCGCATACTTCCCGGATTGTATTTAATAAAAGGTATGGTTTCGGTTGCGTGTATATTTTTAAACACGATTTCCAATGGTAGTTTAGCATTTAAACGCGTATCAATCATTATAGAAAAAGATTGGATACCTCGCTCCACATAGCGCAAATCCGATGTCCGTTTATGAAATACATCGTAAAACATATCAATTGTCTTGTAATATTCAAATGCATTTTTATCGGTGTTGGCCCGGGACTTTTTCAAAATGTTCTCCTTTTTATCCATCAATTGTTCAACAGTTTCAATATGATCTTCTAAATGTAAAAAAGGGAAATAGGTTTGTATAATAACAGGTTCTAATTCATCCGCATTTGGTTTAGACTGAATATGATTCAATACATTTTCGGCAAAACAAACGGTTATAACATTATCAATCGGAGAACCCCAATTTAGCAATAACATATTGTCAAAAACAGTCAAAATATTCTTTTTTGTTGGTTGATACAATATTTCATTATTGATAGTGTATGGATCAACTGCAAACAAATAATCTTGCTCCTTAGAGAACTTTTGTCCCAACGGAATTTTAACCCTATAATCATTTCCTACTATACCCAATACTTCTTCGTATGTATAAATATGTCTATCATCTACAATATTGACTGGGGTAATACCTAGATTATGCAATAATTGTACCAAATGAGATTTAGTAAAATCTGTCCGCCAATTATTTGTGATTTGTTGATATACATTCATCATATCTAATCGTCTATTTACTTCCATAAATAAATACAATTCATTATAAGATATAATATTTGCACCAATGGCTTGGACAATCTTGTTTTTTATAACGCGAATGGAGTCGTCTTTATGTATTTGCTGTGGACTATATATGATAGGCACTCCTAATTCGGCGAACTTCTCTTCCGGGGTGCTAAATCTATTTCCACCAGAAAACACATATACTTTTTCTAGAACTCCATTTGCATCTAAACAATGAACTTTATAGATATCCATATTTATATATTTTTGTGTTATTTTTTTGTATAGTTATTTCGCAATATCATTTTCCTCCACTCGTAATCTCTTCGCTACGTAATTTGTAAAATATGCATATGTGAATACATAATCACACTTACATTTATAGATATTGATATGATATGTCATCTCAATATGTTATGCATTAGTTCGCAGTTTGTTCTATTATTTCATATCATAAAATGGATTATCTGTTATATTCATTCCACAATATTCTTTAGGCGATTCTTTATAATTAATAGGATTATGAATACCAGCCTCTTTCGCTTTTTCTAACAAATATTTGAAGTTCTCCCAAAACTCGCTTTTATGACCAATTGATTTCGTAGCAATATGAGATAATTCGTGTATAGCTACAAAGGTAAGGGTATGTTCATCAATCAATTTCGCATCGTCGTCTTTTTTCCGGTTTAAGCAAAACGCTACTTTTTCCCCCTTGTTCTCACTATATGCAGTCAATGTGCTAGTGGGTAATGTTTCCATTACTTTTTTTGGATTGAATCCTGCAACCAATCGTTTCACATTATCTTTGTCGCCGTAATTATCTTCCATATATCTCACTAAATGCTTACATTTTTCAGCAACAGTTGCCAATAAGTTTGCAGCCTTTTCCTGTCTAGCAACAGTTCCGTCTCTTACACAATATGTATTACCATCTGCGGAAGCAATAATACACTTTAACCCATCAAACCCTTCTATTTTGGATAAGTATATAAAAACGCAAACCCCGATTACTATACCTATAATTACATAAGCTAAAATATCTAATGTGTGCATTTTCCAATTCTACTATACTATTCTTATATTATTCTTATATTTTTAAGGAGAACCAAATATTTATTGTATTTTATCACATATTCCTTTTATTACTTTCAAACTAGGATTGTGATTTCCTAATATACACACAGTCATATTTTGTTTGATAATATACTTTTTAATGACATCGTGTATATCTTTTTGTGTTATAGATTTGTAATACTTATCGTATCTATCGTGATAAGATACAATAGGTGTTCCGTCTTCGTATAAAAGCATTTTACTTCCATTATGAAAACAAGCGTTATCGTTGTCCTCTTCCTCTATAGCCATACTCCCTTTCATATTACTTTTAGCAATACGTAATTCAGATGCAGATACTCCGTTTTTTTGCAAATCTGAAATAATATCTACGATCAATGGTAAAACGCCTTTATTTGCGCCCTTACTCATTCCTTTATTCACCAAAAGTTTAGCAGGATCCGTTTCTGCACTGATTGAAAAATCTCCTAAAATACTGTAATAACTTGTATCGGCAGTAGATGAATACGTTAGTCCATTTGCTTCTCGTAAAATGGCAAACAACCTGGCGTTCATAAATCCGCCTAAAATATTGCCCAACATATTTAGAGCATATTTATCGGTGGAATATTGAGAACACGTCCTAAATCCTATAATCAAATGCAATGTATTTAGGCCTTTGCGTGGTTTTATAATATATTGCGGTTCTGTTTGGGGATCATATGATATAACTGGATTGGGGCAATGAACAAATGGACTAAGCGTAAGTGGCTTTGTGAAATCACTGTGATTTACTATATCAATAAACTTGGAAAAAGGAAGGTGCGAAACTACACTTAGAACCATATTACTTGGTCTATAAAAAGTTTTATAAAATTGCAATACTTGGGCATATTCCAACGACCCCGGTTTGTGATAAGACAAAATATCAATAGACTTTTCATACGGTGATCCTTTATAAACAGATTCTTCATACATATCCGCTACTATATTTTCATCTGAATCTTCTAGCAAAATAGTTTCTTCTACTACTACCTTTTTCTCTTTATCAAATTCGCCTTTATCAAAAACCGAGTTCAACAACATATCGCCTAAAACTAAAATACAACTTTTGACATATTCATCTTCGCATTTTACAATATAATTTGTATAAGATTTCTCCGTAGTTGCATTGAAATAAGCACCTATTTCGTCATATGTTTTTGATATATCTTTTGATAATGGCATTTTTTTAGTTCCTTTGAATACCATATGTTCTATGAAATGTGATATACCACGCGTTTCATCAGTTTCCATTGCGGAACCTACTTTGCAAAAAACTTGTATAGAACTTATGGAAATACTATTGCGCGGATTTTCGTAAATTATCCTAAATCCATTAGGAAATGTATGTTTATGAATCATATTTATATAATAAATTGATACTTTAATGATTGGTCGTATGGATAAGCTGCGATTTATCCATATGACCAGCACGATGCTAGATGTATGGTATGCGATGCATTAAGCGAAGCTTAGCATCATACCACACACCTAGACATTAATGTCTACTCAGTAACATATGCGCTAGACGCAGAGATTAAAAATATATGAGTAGACGTAATCCGATGTAAACACGACTAGTAGAGATTACAATCTCTGTTAGTTGATTATATTTGGGAATCAGCACCCCTATGTCCAGACATTAATGCGAATTATTTGGTATATGTATTTATTGCATACCGACCCCGATTTCAAGAGGAACACGGCCTAAATCGGGTTCAATGGTGCTATGATTCCATGGACCGACTTCTTGCTTAGGAATAATAGGATCCGATCTCAGTTGTAAGTTGGCATTCCGGAGAGTTTGTCCAATGGTGTCTAGACCAATATGATATCCGGCTTGGAGTAAATCGGGCATACCACCTTGGTTAAGGGCTGACGGATTGAGAGCAGACCATTGACTATTTGTATCTTGGGGCAATAAATCACTTGGATTAGCGACTGGTTGAGCAGAGTATCCACCCGCCTGGTTTGAAGTTGGAACTGTGGATGGTGCAGGAACAACATATTGGGCAGAAGTTTCTTTTACTCCAGGTTGCTTGCGTGCATTCTTATCATTTTTCACACTACCATCTTCCATACGATCTATGATGAGGGATTTAGATGATGAGTAATATACCACAAACATTACGGATATAACTAAAATACCAATCAATATTAGTTTATCTGTCGAAAAAAGTTTAGACATACTTATATACATACGACGGATAAAATATTTTACATTTTGTTATTTTTGCTAAATAAAATGTGAATAAATGTTTATAGATATTTACATTTTTACACATATATTTTTTGAAATCCTATTGTGTAAGTTTTGATAAGTATTCCTAAAATCGGCTATTCTTGTTTTTCATAAAATGAATCTTCTTCTAAATCACTATCGCTATCATCCAAGTCTTCTAACATATACGTATTTTTTATATGTTTTGCTTCTAAATATGCAGAAAGTGCTAAATCTTTGGCTAGTTTAGCCTTTTTTTTAGCATCTTGATACATTTTATAATAAACATCATTTCTTGTTTTAATTTGGATTTGTTCGGTTTCTGGTATTTCATCTAAAGATAAATCTATTTCTTTCAATTCATCTGGATTTTCTTCATATTCTTCTTCTATATCATCGTCAACATCATTATCAGTGGACTGGGGTGTTTTCATAAGCATTTCTGTATTTTTGCTAAACTCAGATTCAGATATATCATTACTTGATGAAGTATTAGATAATATATGACTATCTTGTTGCAATATAGTATTTTCAGGGGTTTTTCCTAAATATTCGTTATCATCCAATAACGAATTATCATTGGATAATTCACTATTTTCTAACAGTTCACCTTTAGGTAATGCGATTTTATTTACAGATGTATGAGGAGGTTCAGATCTTGATTTGCCTTTAACCAAAATGCATTTTTCAAACAAGTTGTTATTTGGTAATACTAACATCTGCTTGATTTCTATTTCAATTTGAAAACTCCTTGCAGAACATTTTATGCCCTGGATTTCTAATATAGTAACCACATCGTTTTTATCAGTTATTTCTTCTGGATCAACTAATTCTTCGTTTTCATTGTATATTTTCAGAGAACATTTACCAAGTTGTGTTGGAATATGGGTTCTAACTAGGTAATATTTTCCAGATTTATATAGTTTCACGCACGACGAAAACGAGTTCTCTATATCGTGCAAATCAAGTTCCGTATCAAACCACATTTCCCTATGATCATATATGTATTTCTGTGAATAGTTTTCCAATTTTTCAATCCATTGTATGAATATTTCGTGCTCATTAGTAAACATTAAGTCTGAAAAATATTTTTTTCCGGCTTTCAATATGCCCTGTTTTGTATTACATTTAGGCGTTTGGATATACAGAGGCAATTCATTCATTCTAAACTTGATAAAATAGTTTCCTCCAGGAACAGCAGTTGGTTTCAATAATAACAATTGGCTAAATGGGAACTCATCAGTTGCGTTATAGATTCCTTCCATAATTGGTATATTGTTATATATTGGTTTTGTATTTTTGTTATTTTTTTTGAACGAGAACTTATTTAGCATATGCCATTTATATGATTTATATAACGCTAAACAATATGCTCGTCATATAAATCAATAAAAAATATAATCAATGAATATGTCATTCAAAACAATTCGGGATACGTGTATTGAATATTTGAATAAAGAAGATATTAAGCACGATTTAAAAGAAATATTGAAACCAATTGTTTCAACTATTTATAATGAAATCTACATTTATATTTGGTTGATTTGTTTTTATAATGTGGTATTTATTTTTATAGTTTTAGCCAATTTTATTTTATTAGTGCGTGTATTGAGAAAACCTTATATGGATGTTGAAAAATATATTTAGATAATATATATCCATATTATGGCAAAAAGCAAGTCTCAAAAAAAGCAACAGCAAAAGCAACAGCAATCAGGAGGTGCAGGTGCTGCAGATAATGCACTAAAAGTATTTGGCGATAGCAATTCTCAACACGCAGTAAGTAATAAAGATAATACTATTGCTATGAATGGTTCAGTCCCGACTATGAAGGGGGGTAAACGCGTGGGTGGTTTTACTCCTCCCAAGGTTAATGGTGAACCCGAGGATAATTATACCTCCGAGGTTGAGTTTACCCCCAATAGCGATGGTACCACCCCCGTGGGTGATGCTAATAAACCTACGATGTTGGAGTCGGTTAATAAGTCAGTTAAGGGATTTTTTGGAGTTGGTGATAAACAAGATGTTCCTAACGAATCTATGGGTGGCGGAAAACAATCCAAGAAGCAACTACGAAAGACCATCAAGAAGCAATTGCAGCAACTTAAGAAAGGAGGTGCATCATTGAGCTTCTCAGAGTATTCACCGGCTTCTCAATCCGGCGCTTCTTCTCAGACAGCTACTGTTACTGCTACACAACAAACTAATGCGGCTCAACAAACTACTGAGGGAATGAGACATCACTCTTCTGGCAGCAGAGGAGCTTCTGCTTCTTACAGGGGTGGTCAAGGCAAACAAGGTGTTAATGCTGTCTTAAAAGGTCTAGATAAAGTTGGCGATAAGCTGTCTAAGCAACAGCTGCAACAACTCAACCAACAACTTGACAAGTTGCAACATCAACAAGGTGGCGTCGGATTGAGCGAAATTGTTGTCCCTCTGGTTTTGATATATGCTTCACAAAAGTATTCCCAAGGAAAGACTGTTAAAAATAAGTCCAAATCTATGCGCAAATCTATGCGCAAATATCAACAACTTTCCAAATAAATATAGTCACTCATATAGCATATCTTATATATGTATATAAAACCATAGTATAATATAATAGTATTTATATAAATACTATTATGGATACAAATAATCAATTAGTAATAAGTTCAAACGCAAAAAAAGAGTTTGTAGATAATGTGAAAAAATGGGTATTATGTGACCAACAACTCAAAATTATGAAAGAAAAAACAGATAGAATACGTGATATGAAAAACACCCTAGGTTCAGCAATATGTACATATATGGATGAAAACAAACTATCCCAAAATGAAATAGAAATTACTAATGGCAAATTGAAAATTTGCGATAAAAAAGAATATTCTCCACTAACATTTTCATATATAGAACATTCTTTAGCAAAAATAATTCCGGATAAATCACACGTCCAATACATTATCCAATATTTGAAGGAAAACAGGGAAATAAAAACATCTACTGAGTTGAAAAGTATTTACAAAAAATAAATAATACTAATAATAATAAATAATATTATAATATAGAATTATGGAAATACAACATTCAATAATATCACAAGCATTATATGGAGAAAATGGCCGTGTTGCACTACCAATAAATATGTTTATGAAACAATCCAACGCCGATCAAGTTGGTGGCAAAAAAAAAGATATTGCGAAGATATCTGGATGCGCAGCAGTAAGATATCAAGAAAACTCTGTAGAACGTAGTTTGAAAGAGTTTGAACATTTGGGGGTTCCTTTGATAGTTGCACTAGTAAATGTTAATGTCAGGCCATCCACCGGTATATCTTATAATAATGCATCTTCACTAGATCTAGAAACTGCAATACCATCATCAGAAATAGGTTATATAAAGGCAAATGATGATAATACAAATAAATCGTGTAACCATACTATTCAATATATGTATGATGAACCAATAGACAAAATGGATGAATATATACCAAGTAAACAAGAAGAGTTTGTATCAATTTCAGATGAAATGTATGACAGTTTATTGAATAATGTTTTAGATGAACAAATTGAAGACGACCTATATAGCGATAATGTTCCTGTGAAAAAATATACTCGTAAAAATAGAAAACTCATTGTATAACAAAATGGTTGTTTATAATACATATTTCCTCTCGTTAGAACGAAATATACGATTTGTATATCGTGTATTTGTAGAGAAACCAGTTTAGTAAACTTATACGTATGTAGTCATATGGATTTTTAATCTATATGACTGTAAGTTAATTTCAATGTATTATGCCTAATATTCTGACCAACTATTACGATTAAATGCATTCATATTTAATAGTTTATCGGCATTATCTTTCCAAAATTGAACTTTTTTGTCAATCAATGAATCTTCTTCTGTTTTTGGTTGCAATTTATTGGCGGCCATAGCTTTTATATCTTTATCTGTCGGGTTTGGTTTTTTGCCGAAACAATTTACACCAAACTTTATATATGGGTTCTCCATATATCCTCCATTTATTCCAGGCCGTCCGCAATTATTTTTTTTCTTAGGGGTTTTTTGCAATTCTTCCCATGTGGCTTTCTGTGTAGGAAAATATGCCATTTGTCCTTCAGACCATCCATAATTACACCATTCACCTCCATTGTTATATGCATCTTCTATTTCATCGTAGGTGGCTAGACGAGCACCGTATGCCGAACATACTGCTCTAGCATCTTCATATGTATATAAATTGTTAGATATGTTGAACACTTCTTTAGATCCACCACTACTAGGAGTCTGGTTATCGGTTTCATCTTCACTTGTACTATCAGATGAGTCACCTTTCCAAAATGCTTTTATTGAATCGGCATCCAAAATAGAAATACCTAATACATATTTACAAAAGAGAACAATGGCAGTAATCGTAAACACAACTGTTGCCAAAGTGCTTAATATCCACAATGATACTGGAGCAATTGATCCAGAAGTAGGTATATGGAATACAAATGCTATGAGATTATATAAAACTAGAAATAACCCTGTATAAATTAATGTATTGGTATCATTCAATGTATTATATGTAGTTTTTTTGATGTTTGTTTCAGATTCAGGCTTGTAATAATAATAACTAATAAGATAAGCAAATATAGCTATCAAAATCAAGACATCAACTATTTTTAACATATATTCTGGGCCAGTAAGAGATGAACTAAATGTTCCTAATACAGCGTATGAAATGAAATAAGCTGCTAAAAACCATAGCACCAAAACAATATTAGAATTTGAGAAAATGGTATTAAATGTTTTTGTTATATCATCTATTGAAGAAGTATTTTCAGAAGAGGTAGTATCAGTGGACTTAGTATCAGTGGACTTAGTATCAGTGGACTTAGTATCAGTGGACTTAGTATCAGTGGACTTAGTATCAGTGGACTTAGTATCCACGGGCGTAGTATCAGTGGACTTAGTATCCACGGGCTTAGTATCTACGGGCTTAGTATCCACGGGCTTAGTATCAGCAGGCTTGCTGGTAGGAGTTGTTGACGTTACTGATCCACCATTTGTATTTGTTGATGCATTATTGCTAGACATTATGTATATTATACAAGGTTATTTTTTTTGCGGTAAAATAAACAGTATGCCATTGGCGTAATTATATGAGAACTTTCGGAAAACTGTATTTCTTCCACAGTTTGGTCATTATAATGCAACCATTGGTCGGTTGAGTTTTTCACAAATGCGGTATAATGTCCCCCCGAAACTCCTCCTATATGATTACAAATACCAAACAAATCATATACATATTGTTGAGGATTATATCCTTTTACATATTTAGATAAATCCATATTTTCTATTGGAAATGTAATCAAGTTTCCCATTTTGCTTGTTCCATCTGGTGAAAACCGTTTCAATGTAATGACTAAAATCTTCGGAAAGTTCCAAAATCCCAATGTTTTTATTACATCTTCTTTTTCTTGTGTTTTTTCATTATACCACGCGTTCTCTCCTGATAATTTTTCAGATTCAACAAACTTGTTAAAACAATCATACAAATTGCAATCATTATCTGTGGGAATAGGCAAATCCAACATAAAAAAACTTTCAGGTTTTGTGCTATGAACCTTTTTCTTTAATGACACAATCTGAGATACATATATACCATAAAACATATCCATTATTTCAGAATATTCTTTGGAATATACTTCTTTCAACATTCCATAACATTTTAATGCTAAATCATCCACCAAGTTCTCCGATTTTCCATTGATATTCATTTTCATTCCCCTAGAAATACTATTATGCATACATTCAATCAAAAACAATAGGAACTCGGGCATATCATTTTGTGCCCACCCTGTAAAAATATCGCGGTCTTTTTGTCTAGCAACACGATGCACATTATGAACAAATTTATTGGGGGATACCGTGCCATTTTGAGCCCACATTACATTTCTTAAATCATTCCATTCTTCAATAATGGAACAATCTATTAGCCCAGGTTTCATATGGCGTTTATATCCTACAGAGTTCAAAAACTCGTGTAATTCATATGTATGATTGAGAACTTGGACACAAGAATTGAGAAAACACGTATTTCCTAAATTGACCAATCCGGTTAATCCTTTTCCTTCATATTTAGATAAATCCATTTCTTATAACAATATAAACACTGCGATAGTATATTAGCATACTTATCTCTATATCAGTTATACAATGTCTAATAGAAGTAATAATCGGAATAACAGAAATGCCGAAAATATTTTATTTGATTATTTATTAAACACTTTAGATCGTAGTTATCAAGATGTTCCGAGAACAAATACAAATACATTAACCGAGACAAATATCAATTTACTATTGAGAGTGTTTGATTCTTATCAAAGAAATGTAGAAATCTATAATAACAATATGAGAGAACTTATCCAGTTATTACGCACAACTATGGATACTTATAGACAACCTACCGCACCTACACCAGCCCCGGCACCTACTACAAATACTAGAGAATCCAGATATAACAGACCGTGGTATTTTGCATCTACAACACCCCGACCAGTTGATTCATCCAATAATGCAACACCGCGTGATATGAGACAAGGCGCTGCAAATGCTAGAACGTCGGCACGTACTACTACTGCATCTACGTCAACGCCATCTAATACTCAGCGATTAAATACCAGCGAAATTGATCGTAACGTTTCTATTGTAACATACAGTTCTTCTGAAACTGAAACAAGGTGCCCGATTTCATTAGAAGATTTTTACGTAGGTGAAAGTATTTGTAAAATAAATAATTGTGGACATTTTTTTAAAAGAGATGCATTATACCGTTGGTTTAACAGTCATACCACTTGTCCGGTTTGTAGGTCTAATGTATTACCAACCCCGCGCAATATTGTAAATAATACATATAATTCACCTATTACAGAAAATAATATAATAAATGACTATACACGTTCATTTGCCTACACTTTATTATCTAGTTTGAATACAAATCCTAGTAATATTCAAACATATATATTTGATATACCAATCTATTATGATTTATCTGGAAATGCAAGAGAAAATCAAAGTTCACAGAACACAACTACACCACAAGGTATAAATACTACTAATGAAGAAAATCGGCAAAATGTAAATGATTCCGAGTCAGATTATTTATCGGAATATGACTAATATTTTTAGTTTGTGGTTATTTGCAAATCATAATAAAGTTTATTTACATATACTATATAGATAAAGTATATAGTATGATGAATGAAGTTAGTGAACATAGCATAGGAATGGATATGTTTATCAAAGATATACAGTGTATTCTAAAAGATATAAATGCAACACAAGCAAAAAAACGCACTGAGATAAATAACCATTTCAAAAATATTGCGTCTAATCCTGAACATTCCTATACTGCGAAAGAACAAGTTGCAATATTATTTGAAATAATGAATTGCTATAATGCAAATATTGTGGAATACCAAAAAAATATGAGAGAACTTGGCATTATAACGAAAAATCTCATAAAATCCCACAATAATAGGTCATTTTCTAACGAAATTCATAATTCAGACGAAACTATTGTAACAGGCTCATCTCCTTCTCTATATGATTATTTCATTCAATTCATTTGGGGAAGATCTAGCAATAAACAAGCCGTTGAAATCGGACGAGAACCATCGGTAGATTTAGCAAATCTGTTTGTAGATACTGATAATGATATAATAGAACACACATTTGCCGAAACTACTAGCGAAATAGCGGATTCGGCTAAAACTACTACAACGGATAATGTTCTTGCAAAAAAAAACGGTAAACGACGGAATACTATACAACCTATTATTAAACACATACCGCATTTATAGTATAATAATGATATGGGTTATATATTTTTGTTTTTTGTATTGGAGTATGATGAAGGAAAGAATGAAGTTATGGTTTGTATTTTGTGTTTTTCATTGTAAATATTAGTCAAGAACTTGTCAAACAATAAGGCCTTAATTTTTGCGGAACAATATTTTTCCTTCTTTTTCATAAATATTTCTATGTCTCCGTCTACTTCTTCTTTGAGCTTCTGCATATCCTTTTTAAATGTTTTGATAAGAATATGTTTCCCTTTATTTAGCCATATTTGTTCCAATGCTAGACCAAATAATTGTTGTAATGGTTTCATCAATTGGTTTGTAATATAGAACACATAATCTACTTGCAGACTATTCGCAATAATATATTCGGGGGTTTCTATTTTGTCTCCTTGCAACGCCTTTTTCATATCATTGACTATATGCACAAACTTCATACGATCTCCAGGTTTAGGTTTATTACCTGGGTCGCGTTGTCCAATGCGGTCTGCCAAAACCCGGTGCGCGATTTGTTGCGGGTTTTTGTAATCACCACGGAGCGCTTTTGTAATAGTGAGTTTATCCATCGGTACGGTTCCTTTGATGAGTTCCGATAATGCGCCTTCTAAATAGTCTATCGCTTTTTGTACACTGTTTTCTTTCATCAATATATTGAGGATTTGGCCATACACATCTTTCAAATAATCACAACTATCGCGACGCTTTAGTGATAGGCCCATATACTTGAGTTTTCCCTTATTGGGATCAGTTTCGTATAGCATACCCACATAGCGTTTCTTGGAAAGTAGGACAAACGGCATCAGTGTTTTTTCATAGGTGAGTTCCATTGGAGGCTTTAGGAATTGTGTACAAAGGTCGGCGGCATCTTGTGCGATTTCTATTGTCATTTCTAGTGCAGGTTTACCAACGATTTTTTCTCCAGTATTTGGATTTTCCAAGTTGAAAGTGAAGAATACTGAATCTGTATTATGTACAATGATATTACCAATACCAGCTGCGAAATGATGATTCTCAGTTGTAAGGTCATATACGTATCCTTCATACGGGATTTCGCACATTTTTTGTATTGTCGTGTCATTGGTATCAGTAAATGATTTTTGTATTTTCAATGAAATAACTGATTCTTCATCCGCATTTAGTCTAATTTGCATTCCGAATTGTTGAGCAATAATCGCCAATTTTGACAAATATACCCAATCTCTGGAAAAGTATTCACAATATTCGGTAAATCTAAAATCTCTATACCAATTCAGTGAATATAGATTATCAATAGGATGATGCAACAGTTTTGTCCCAATTTGGACATCTTTAGGCGATATTTCTTGGCCGTTGTGTAATACCAATGAATGATCATCGGTTACATCCACGCATCCAGTAGATGTTAATATACGTATCATTTTCTTATGTGGAGCCAGTCTGTGCCGTATAATTCTGTGCAATTTAGTCCATCCTTTTTCTGTCCAAGTTTCCACGCCATTTAATTCGCATATTTCTTTTTCGTGTTTTCCTTCTTCTAAACACATTTGCCATCCATATATACATCCATATTTAGAGGCCAATTCTTCAATCGTACATACATCCATTTTATCACTATTTACCCTAACATAAACCGGCGTATAATTGGCAACACTATCTCCATATACATATTCGGCTTTGGTTCTAACTGGTCCATGAATAGCGGTTTCATAAACGCGATCTCCATACACCTCTTCTATTATTCGTTTGGCATACGTAATCATCATTCTGCCGGTTGCCGTTGTGCAAGCCGCGACATCTTTCTCATAAAATGTGGAAGTGCGTGCACCACATTGGCCATACAACGAATTGGCAGTCACCTTATAACCTAATTGACGTTTATCCAAAATATTTTGCATAAAGGGATCTTTCTCCGTTTTCGCCATTTTTCTTGTGTTGGCGCGAGCCTTTAGCAATTCTTCTAAAATAGACGGCATAATACCTTTCCGATTTTCCGGGAACTGTGCCCACCTGCAAATCATCTTACCTACTTTGGTTTTAGCGGCTTTCGCCGCGGGCCGGGCCGGGTTGCGCAAGTATTTGAACGTGTCAAACTCAATATCTATATATTCATACCCGGGCAAATTATCATACACATATGCTCCCGTTTTAGGATCCCTTTCACCGGTTTCCTTAATCAACTGGCCGTCCAAATCATATTCTTTAGCCCACACTTTACTATCGTGCGAGAAGTTCTGACTAATCATTGAAGATGGATATAGCGATGCATAATCTACACAAGCCACCGGGTTATCCATATACATTGAACATTTAGGCGGAAGGACAATGGCGCCTTCATATCCTTCATTTGCCCCCGATTTATCCAAATCAGGCATCAGTGTATTTTTATCACGGCATTTCTTGGCCACATAGCTAGTGAGTTTGATACCTTGTCCGCGGAATACCAAGAAACTGATTGGCACGGAACAAATGGACGACATTTCTACATAACCAGTTATAACATCTATTTTATTCATCAAGTGATGGACTAGGTTGCAATCTTGAATACAATATTTAGCCACAATGGCTCGGTCTGCCGACGAACCTTTAGACAGGCGGAAAATATCTTGGGGAGTTACATCGTCTTTTGCCATACCCCATTTGATGGATTTGCCGCCTGCGGCGGCCTGGACGTCTTCGTGGCCATTCAATACCAATACATTGTATGACACGACGGCTTCCTTACCTTTGACGGTTTCTGTGATTTCGCGTCCTTTGACAATATTTCGGACCACAAACTTTTTACCGTCTTTGTAATAGTCCGATGTAAACCCGCCTATTTCAATATGGATATAATCGCCGGCGTGCACCCCCATCAAGTTTTGGCTATAGAGTTCGGTAATCGGATTTCCCACGGCGTCTTGTGTTAGTACGATTTTCTGCACACTATCACTTATGAATTGCCCCGCTACATCATCCAATTTATACGACGACAAGTTGAAATCGCGGCGGAAATATGTATACATATCTATCTGTAATCGCCCGGACATCTTGAAATAGCGTAAATCATATTCGCCAGTGGCCAACTGGATTTTTGTATTTTCAATTGCTATAGCTCCACTATCACGATTTACTTTAGCGCATATTTCGCCTGATTTTCTAGACAATAGGAGGAACTCGGCTTCGCATTTGAGCTCCAATGCTCGCTGAAACATAAACTCATAATCAAAACCAAATATGTTATATCCAATAATAATATCGGGATTTTCGCGCTGTATAACATCGGTCCATTTGAGTAATACTCCACGTTCTGTTTCTGCAGTTTCTATTTCCACCCCTTCTACTGGGTCACAAGATCCCAATACAACACAATGATTCAAGTATGGCTCTTGTTCGCCATAACGCATAAATGTAGAACCAATAAAGGTGACTTCATCACCCTTGAGTGCAGGAAACTTGGCCGTCAATACTTCATTTATTGTTTGCACTTTGTATTCTCGGTCGTGTTCTGTACTCATCAATATATCTATAATGGTTATAGTGGATTTTGGCTTTTTTGTAGGTTTTGACAAATATTTAGGCGCAACCGCGGGTTCAATTTCTTCCACAACGTGTTCTATTGCATCGTCTATATCATCATCGCCACCATCATCGCCACCTTCGTCTAAGCCTGACCCGGCCCCGGCCCCGGCCCCGGGTTTGAAATTAGTTGCGGCTTCTTCCTTCATACGTTCAAACATCGTATCCAAAGTAAGCAATTCAGATGCATCGGTGCTCTCAATATCTGAAACTGGGGTTTTAATAATAGCGTCCGTTATTTGCTCCACTCTTGATTTGCCCGGGGCGACTTTTGGATATACCAAATCAATATCGTCGCAACGCCCAAATCCAAAAGCCGCTAAAACCATTTTCTTGCATAAAATGCCGCATTGTGTTTTTTCTAATTTTTGGCAACTCAAATGGCGATTAAACACATCCACAATATTCATAGCCAATCGTTTGTATGTCTTTTTCGGGAGCGGGAAATCGCCGTGGGAACTACTGGCTTCAATATCAAAACTACATATTTTGTATGGCACACGGGTTTCTTTTTCTGGCATAGGTTTGATGTATTGCGATAGACAAATATATTCATAATTACACGTGGTTGATTTAACAGGGCATTCATAGGATTTAGAAGTGGAAACCGAAACCCAGCCGGATGGACTGATGTTGTGGATATGAAAGAAGCGCAAAAGGGGGGGAATTGAACTTTCATATAATATCAGTGCCGTTTTTGCATATACATATGGTTTTGGTCTGCGCCCCCGGTCTTCGGTATATTCGTACCACAGGTTTTTCACTTTATTCATCGTGGCCGTATTTTTGAAAGTAAAATGGGCAAATTGGTCCATTTTTCCACCAGTGAACCCATAGAGTTTATTGTATTCCACCAACTTGGCACTGATTATAGAGTTTTCGTAATACTTACCTAATTTTTGTTTTATTTCGGCAAATAAACCATTTACCGTCGATTGCGTCCAACCATTGCCGACTTTGACAAAGAAGAATGGCTGAAAATCTTTGACAAAGAGGGAAAATGTTTCGCCGGCTTCATTGAGCCCAAACATTTGTATAACAAATTGGGATTCGTCAACCTTTTTTTCGTATGGTTTAGGAGGAGCATCTTCGTCTTCTTCTTCGTCGCCTGAACTTTCTTCTTTTTCTGGTTTTTCGTCATAAATATGGAAATCAAGAAGACGGATGGTTTTTAATACCGCCTTTTTCGGTTTCGGTTTTGCTACATTAGGCTTAACACCCTTTTTAATCGTAACGGTTTTGTCGCTAATTGATAAAGGATTCATTGTTGTATCTTCGGTCATAATAATTTGGATAGTAATTTGGATAGTAATGATGCATACTGTTTATATGTATTCATCATTTTCAATTTTCTATTTTTTTGAAAAATCAATATATTGCGAAGTATTTCTTCCGCTACGCGTCCGGAATACGAGGAAACCCCTGCGGCAAAGTCATAGGAGTTTTATCCTCTCCGAGTATGTCTTGACCGGCGTTGCTTGCGACCTTTACGCGTTTTTTTGGAAGACTTTTTGGAGGTCCGAAGACCCTCCATAGCCCACGTAATAATCGGTCCGACTTCCCGGGGGCCGTCGTAATACGATAATGTTCCATTTACAATTTTGAAAATGGTGGGATATCCGTCTTGCAATTCAACGTTCTCCATTGGATCAGCTAAATAAGGTTTCAATGTTGCTAAACCTGTTTCAGCATCATTCATATTTGATTCTTCCACTTTATATACAAGTTGCTCCGATTTGGAAGGAAATCGCTTCGGTATTTCTTTTTCTATCACGGTCCATTTAGGTGCTAGAACTTTGCAATGACCGCACCATTCTGCATATATTTTTCCTAATACAAGTTTTGGTTTACTGTCAGGTTTATGATTATCACCTCCGTCAGATTTCTTAGTTTCTTCTACAATGGTTTTTTTCATAACGTTCTCTAAAAAACGATGCATTGCTATAAATTATACATAGAAAGTATCTATAGAAATCTTTTCGGCATTAAATATATAATGAAACATTTACAATTTATAGTTGCAGTATTTGTACTAACAGTTTTTTTCATAGGTATATATGTTTATTCATCCGGGAAATTGGACGCGCTATTTAGTGTATCGCCTATAGAAGGTATGGCAATAGAAGGGTTGTCAGAGAACTCGGACTACGGTGCCAATTGTCCAGATGTGCTTATCCGCCAAGGAAATGACCTTTTGTTATACAATTCTCGTATTCCTGTAGTAAAAGATATGAATCCCATTGTGTTTTCCAATTTAGACGAATATATTGATTTTACACGAAATGAGCGCGCCAAAGGAAATAATTGCCCAGTTCTCTTTTTACAACACGAAACAGATATACAAGGTAAGGATGTATATCGTGTCAGACCGAATGTATTTGATTTACAGCCCGGGTTGCCTACACAATCCGCGGCCCAAATAGCCCAAGGACCTAACCGTAACCCGGCCCCAGTCATAGACGCAAACACGGATCATCCGCCTTACAATGCTGGGCAATATGCTGGATTTGATCCATTGGGTCTATCAGTAGGTGTATATACAAAACTTGACCAAGTACACCAGTCTACAAGAAACCAAGATGGTTCATTTAGTGATAATCCAATGGACCCCAATTGGGGTGGAGTATTATATACTCAGGGTAAAATACAAAGCGGGAAATATGATGATAATATGGTATATAAACCCAATTTGCTTACAGTGCATAATACAGAGTTTCACGCCGGCCAATTCGGACACGAATCTCCCCCGAATCAATTGATTACCACCCCACACTATTAGGTATCAGAACCATAATAAAAGTATTTGAATATTAGTAAATATATAAATACTGGTCACCCGATGAGGGACTTGAACCCTCGACCACCAGATTAAAAGTCTGGCGCTCTACCAACTGAGCTAACCGGGTAAAAAAGTGCCTAGGTTGGCACCTATTTTTATATATGAAAATGTATTTAAGTGGTTTTACAAATAACAAATACAGTAATATAAGTGTGTTGTGTTATACATATAATTGTGCAGTGGCAGTTTTTCCCTTATTATAATTTTCCTGAATACGCTGAAACATTGATTCTTCGTCCAATTTCATAAGTTCTTGGACTTTTAATTGTCTGATTTGTTTTTCCACTTTATTGGACACCATTTCCGCCATCAAGTCATATTCTTGGTCGAATGCCGAGTCCAATTTTTTTCTGAGAGAACTTGTCTTGCTAGATACTGAATCTGGTGATATTTGAGGAGAACTATCGAGTTCTCTGTCTTTTTCCAATGCAAGCAATAGTTTTACACGAGTTCTAGATGATGTCATTTTAGTTATAGAATCGTTAATAATTAGAATAGTATTTGAATAACATAGTCTAATTATAGAAATTGTACATCAATTTTATGAAATATAAGTAAAATATATGCTAAATATATACTAAATATGTCATCACAACCAGATTTACACGAAAGTTCATATGACCCATCTGCATATCCTGCATCTCAAGATGCTTATGGTATGACAGAAGAAACCAAAGATTTAAAAAGAGAGCAATTTAGAACATATTTGCATAGCCTTATTGATAATACTATAGAACAAGAAGATACTATAGAATTGGTTATACCAACTACTACAAACAAGCATTTCTTTTATTTTATTGGGCGTTTAAACCCGCCTCACGATGGACATATAGCAGCATTAGAAGCATTGATTCACAAAGCAAATGCGGCAGGTTCTGAACCATTAATTTTATTAGGTAGTGGTCCAGGAAAACTCCAAACATTAGATAATCCTATTCCGTTTAGTTTAAAAAGGGAGTTTATTGAAAGTAAATTGAGTGAAAAGGAAATAGGTGGAATGCCCATTGTTCCAAATATGTATCATATAGAAGAAATGGCTAGCCCCGCGGGTCAAGTATCTGCATATGTGATGGGTTCTCTCGAAGACAATATCAATTACGATGAAATAACTATTACACACGTTGCCGGAGGGAAAGACGAAGATACTACAAAACTGGCTTTTGCGCTAAATGCGGCAAGAAAAACGGCTGAATCTATACAACCCGGTGCCCAAATAACTGCATCTACATTTGCCGTGGAAGCGAAGCCGTCTGCTTCATTGTCGGACCAGCCTATGTCGGCTACACAAGTAAGAAAGAGTGTGTATAACGATTATTTAGAAGGAAAAGGGTTTGATGAATGGAATCCGCAATATAAAGAGTTTTATGGAACTATGGCACATCAAATATACGATGCTATTTTAGCACCAGCTCTAGGATTAAAAAGAGAACAAGTATTAGATTATATAAAAACGGGACAATTGCCTAAACCAAGTAGTGAAAGCACTGGTAAAAAACAACGAACTTCTAAAAAAACCGGGGGCAATAGAAAACATAGAACACATAAAAATAAAAAGCAATCGATATATAATAAAACTGTGCGTCGCAATAAAAGGAGAACTTTGCGAAAACAATAATGTTCTCCCTTATTTTCCTAAATATTCAATTACATTTTTAACACACGCCTTTGATATTTTTCGCGCTTTTCCGCTATTTTCACATACAATGTTCTCCAAAGATGCTGGATTATTTCGTATTTCATCAATCAAATTAGAAAATGTTCCATATTGTTTCATTATAGCTATAGCAGTAACTGAACTAATCCCCGGGATTTGACATAACACAATTTCGCCTATATTTTCCGGTGTAACATTGTCCTTTTTCACTTTTTTAACAACTGTGCAATAATTCGCCGAAGATATTTGGGTATTTTCACTATTTTCTTGCACAAGTTCTCCTAAATCATTTGTAATAGATGTATTTGGAGAACAGGGGGATTCTGCTAAAGTATATGCCGCACGTTTTCCCCTCTGAAACTCTTTCTCCATTTTCTCAGCCATCCATACAATGGTTTCCGCGGTTTCATTGAGAGAACACGTTCTACATACACTAAATCCTTTAAAATGATTCAGACTTGTCATTGCCGACAATATAATACGTTTTTCCATTGGGGTTCTCACTTGAGAAAACATACCCTCAATCATATAAATAATATTATGAGGCGAGTATTCGCCAGTATGAATCAATCTATAGGACTGTTCTTCATATCTACCATCTTTAATACTTGCTAAAAGGTCGCTAAATGATTTCCGTTCAATCAAAACTACATTTCGTTGTCCATCTGTTCTGATTAATATATCTCCTAAAGGGAGAACTTCGCGAGAAATCTGAATAGACGTATTATTTCCCGAAAAATTGACAATAGAGTCTATTTTTTCATATAAATCACGTTCTCGTTCATCTATAACAATATGCATAGTTGTGTATAGGCGTGGATCTGCAATATAAGAGTTTCCAGAGAAACTGTTATATCATTTTATTAAAATATTTATTACATAGATGACACTATTAACCAATCGCTTAACCAAACTTGGGAGTAAGTCTAGGAACGTGGATAGTGGTGCTGACAGGAGGGGTCAACCGAGTAAAGTTCAGACGAACCATACTAGATTGCTTGCAGCAATTTCCTTGGGGAATACCATTAGCATCATATGCAACCGATGTCCAGCTGCTGCGTCCAACTTGAGGGAAAAGACCGGGCTTATTGTTTCCACCACCTTGGTATTGGTTAGTAATACTGGCCATAGAACTAGTTTTCTTTGTCGTGCTTAAAACCATATTGGGATTATATATTCTATAAATATTTTTATTTTTCTTACGAAATTATTTATGCTAAATAATATAAAAACAACGCACTTATTAATATAGCCCCATTATTGTTTTCATTCTATTTACTGAATAAAATGAACACATCGGACAAATCTGCTACTGCATATGCCTATTCTTTTATTGATGACGATATTCGTCTTGAAAAAACGGCAAATGGCCAAGAAACATTAGTATTTGATCCATTTAATCCTCTAAATAAAGTGATTGGTGAAGATGAAATCCGCCAAATACTTAGGGCATATGGAATTGACGTCCCTATATACAATATCAAGCTATATCAACGTGCATTTGTACACTGTTCCTATATCAAACGACCTGCTATAGAAAACCAACAAAACAATATATCAATTATGCCTAAACCGGACGATTGTTTATCACTATATACAAAATCCAATGAACGGTTGGAGTTTGTAGGGGATGGAGTTTTGGAATGTATTACTAAATATTATTTGTATCGCCGTTTTCCTAAAGAACAAGAAGGATTTATGACAGAGAAAAAAATTGCCTTGGTGAAAAATGAATCCATTGGTAAAATGGCATATGAAATGGGTCTACACAAATGGTATATATTATCCAAACACGCAGAAAGCAAACAAATCCGCACCAATTTAAAGAAATTGGGCTGTTTATTTGAAGCATTTTTAGGCGCATTATTCCTAGATTTCAATAAAATAGATGTAAAAGACGACGACGAATGGTTCGCTAAACTTTTTGTAACAGGTCCCGGATTTCAAATGGCCCAAATCTTTGTGGAATCCGTATTTGAAAAACACGTAGATTGGGTATCGCTCATTCGCAATGATGACAATTACAAGAACATTTTGCAAGTCAAAGTGCAAAAGGAGTTCAAAGTCACGCCACACTATATGGAAGTTGTGGAATATTCGGCAGAAATTGGCTATTATATGGGTGTGTATTTATGTTTAGGACAACCTGTGCACCAACTGAGTCATAGTGATGCAATCCCCTATAGCCATTTTGGAAGCTACAAAGACATACATCAATTTATGTCGGAAAATGGTAAAGTATTTGTATTTCTAGGCGAAGGCCAACATAAAATCAAAAAGAAGGCGGAACAAATTGCGTGCGAAATGGCGATTTCTAGATGGGTGTAAATATTGATATGTTTGATATATATATAGAATGAAACATATGACACATAACCATTACGTTGTTATGTTTTTTATAATGATATTGTCGGGTTTATTATCTACTATGAATGTCTGGGTAGATAAATACCACGATATGCGTCTTAGCCTAAATGATTTGTATATGATATTACTTATGTGTGGATGGATGATATTTTTTATGGGATTATGGTTCAGAGAACTTTACCCTGCAATGATTGGATTGGTATTGGCTATAGCAAATATATGGTGTATAAGAACACAATTTTTAGTAACAGAAGCCCAATATAAACAAGGTATGATACCTCATCATTCTATGGCAATTCATATGAGTAAAAAACTATTGAAACGAGAAAACAATATACCAGATTTTCTTGAAAATATCATAAATACTCAAGAAAAAGAAATCGTGTTTATGAAATCACAATAAATATTCGCTAAATATTAATGCGTAAATGATATAGAATGATTTGTATAGTATTTTTCATACTATGTCAATCAATATAAACGAACACGGATATTGGGATGGTGAGTTTGCAGTAGAACACCACGCATATGATAAACCTTTGAGTGATGCTTTAGTCCAATTTTTTGAAAAGGAGAACGTGGAAAATATCGCCGATTTAGGATGTGGTTTAGCGCATTATGTTTCTAATTTTATTGAGAATGGTATAAATGCAACCGGGTTTGATGGAAATCCGCGAACACCCGAACTGACAAATGGTATAGCATCGGTATTAGATTTAGCCATACCATTTACTTTTGAAAAGCCATACGAATGGATTATGTCTATTGAAGTCGGAGAACATTTACCAGCACATTATGAAGACGTGTATATCCAAAACTTGCACAATAACAATAAAAAGGGAATCGTGATGAGCTGGGCACTAGAAGGCCAAGGTGGCCTGGGTCATTTTAATGAGCGTAATAATCAGTATATCAAAGACAAAGTGATGGCATTGGGTTATACAAACGATGTGGAAGCTGAGAATATCTTGAGAGAAGCGTCGTCTTTATGGTGGTTCAAAAACACGCTTATGGTATTTCGCAAATTAGTTTCTTAAATAATCCAATAAAATCCAATAAAATCAAATACATATAGTCGTTATATGCATATACAATAATATACCATACTATTGTATATAAATGGAAGGTCGTAATTATTTAGAACAACTACAATTCAAAAAACAAGCCAAAAAACCACCAACTATTAATCTAGATTTTGGCAATAAAAACAATAAAACAAAAGGTGAACCCATTGCGACTAATCCCAAAGTAATAGAACAAAAAGGAGAACTGGAAGAAGGCGAAATAGATTCTACAGGAAAAGAAAGAGAAATCGTTGAACCCGCTGCTAAAAATCGCAAAGAAATCCAAATGAAAGATTTACGTGGTAAAGTGCCGGTGGATTATGAATTGATTATGAAACGTTTACAAACACATCATATTACTGGTGTAGTGGATATGGTTGCCAAAAAACCAGATGCAATGGCGAGTAATATTGATATAACTATACCAAAACCTGTTATTACAAAAACTGCTGCAAAAGCAGTAATACAAGACGATGAAGTGGAATCTGAAATGGTTACTCCGAAGAAACCTACTAAAGAATCAGTTAATGACACGGATATATTTGGACCATTAACGGAACCTGAAAAAGAGGAGGTCGCGCCTCCAGCCCCGGACCCGGTTGTTGTCCCTAGTCCTGCTGTGCCACCACCTTTACCAGAAACTAAAAACCCCGTCGCACCAAAAAAGAAGATTGTTATAATAGGAAAAATGACCGAAAAATTACCCGGACCGGTTCAGGAAATAGAAGAGGTTGTAGAACCAGGCGCCGAACTTGTTAAGAAAAGTAAACCACGAGGTCGTCAATCCAAAAAGGCGGCTACGGCTGCAATATCTACGAAACTTACTAAAGCCGAAATTACTCGCAGAATGCCTAAAACCGAAAAAATGGCAGTGCGAACTTCCCAATACTATATGAATAATCGCAAAATGTATGTCCACAAAATTAGAGAACTTTTTAAGCCATATGAAAAAGAGCTAGAAGAAATGGGTGAAATTGCATCGTGTGCGCGAGACACATCGGTAGATTTCAGTCCTTTAACCCATCAAAAAATAGTCCGTGATTATTTAAACTTATTTACCCCTTATAGAGGTCTATTGCTATATCACGGTCTAGGTTCCGGTAAAACTTGCACATCTATTGGTATTGCCGAAGGTATGAAAAGTGCTAAAGAAATAATTGTAATGACTCCCGCGTCATTGGCCACCAATTTTTTCACTGAAATAAAAAAATGCGGAGATGTTCTCTATCGCAAAAACCAATTTTGGGAGTTTGTTGGTATTGAAGGGCAACCGGACAATATCGAATTATTGTCTAAAGCTCTTTCTTTACCGGCAAGTTTTATAGAAAAAAAACAGGGAGCTTGGTTAGTGGATGTTAAGAAACCACCCAATTTCAAAGACCTAACTACTGCAGAACAAGAAAGTATTGATGAACAATTGGATAAAATGATTCGCGCTAAATATACCGATATCCACTATAACGGTATGAACCGAAGAGTGATGAATGAAATCACGCAAAATAATACAATCAATCCATTTGACAATAAAACCGTTATTATTGATGAAGTGCATAATTTTGTAAGTCGTATAATCAACAAATTGGATTCTAAGAAAACCGACCTTATCAGCAAAGAGTTATACGGGTATTTGCTAAAGGCAAACAATGCCCGAGTAGTTGCACTTTCAGGAACACCTATTATCAATTCGCCACACGAACTTTCAGTGTTGTTCAACATATTGCGCGGTGCGATTCGCACTTGGACTATTCCAGTACGGCATAAAGAGGGTAAAAAAATAACCAAAGAAGAAGTTTTAGATATGCTAAATAATCCCCCGGCTGGAATACCTGTAGTTACGGAATACGATTATGTTGATTTTGCCGACAACAAAATAATCATAACTCGCAACCCGATTGGATTTGTCAATACAAAACGTCGCGAGGCTAAAGGAAAAGCTGTGGCCGGTGGTGCAATCGGAATACTTGGTAATATTTTCGGGGGAGGGAAGAAGCAAACAAAGAGAACTGTGGAGAAAACAAAACATCAACCCAAAAAAGCGACGAAAAAGAATCATCCGAAAAAAGACGGCGATTATTCGGCCTATGAAATAGTGGATGGAGTCCTCAAAATAAAAGATGTGCCTAAAGAATCTATATCCGAAGAAGAAGATATTGACTTTTTCCAGAGAAGTGGCCAAGATTTACATAAAGGCGGTGCTAAAGATGAGTTTGAAAAGTATGCCGGCGTTAAATTGGATGAAAGTGGCAATGTATCCGATGATCAGTTTTTAGATGCAATAAAACGTATTTTACGAGCCAATGAAATAGAAGTATTAGAAAAAATGATGAAGGACAAACCCGTTTATAACACGGCTCTTCCTGATAATGAAGATGAGTTTGAAACCAAGTTTATAGACGTAGCCAATATGACTATTGCAAATCCAAATGTATTTAAACGCCGTATTTTGGGTCTAACATCGTATTTCCGAAGTGCGCAAGAAAGTCTATTGCCCAGTTTTGTAATGAATGGCGATAAAACATTCCATATTGAAAAAGTGGGAATGAGCGAGCATCAATTGGATGAATATTCTAGCAGACGTGCTGATGAAATCGAAGAAATAAAGAAATCGAAAAAATCCCAAAGAAAACAACCAAAAGAAGGTGAAGAAGATAAAAAAGAAAACTCCACCTATCGTGTATGGACTCGTGAAATATGTAACTTTACATTTCCCGATGGAATCGACCGACCTATTCCTGATAAAAAACGCCTAAATGCAGAGGAAACTGAAAAAGCCCAAAAAGAATTGGAAGCCGAACTAGCGAATGTAGATCCATCTAAAATAATAACCAAAGGTAAAGCTAAAAAGAAAGGAGGGGATCCTGAAACGGGATCAGAGGAGGGAACCGAGTCCATTAGTTTGGACCCAATCGATGAAATCGAAAGCGCAAAAGATAGCAAGTATATGGACCGCATTAAAGCCGTTCTCAAACAACTTGCCTATGATCCTGCTAAAACTAGAGCAGAACAATATTTAACAAAGGAAGGTATGTTAAGCAATCTCAGTCCGAAATTGCTAAAAATGATGGAAAATATACAAAATCCGGAAAACGTGGGTCTCCATTTGGTATATAGCCAATTCCGTCATATTGAAGGTATTGGTATATTAAAACTCATTTTAGAAGCCAACGGCTACGCCGAGTTCAAAATAAAATCCGTCGGAGGTGCGGAATCGTGGGAACTGGTGGAAAACGAAGAAGACGCAGGAAAACCAATGTTTGCACTATACACTGGTACGGAATCAGAAGAAGAAAAGGAAATTATACGTAATATCTATAACGGTGACTGGGGATTTGTTCCTAAATCCATTGTGGATAAGCTGGAGAAAAAATCTAAAAACAATTTGTATGGCGAAATTATCAAAGTCCTAATGATTACGGCAGCCGGTGCCGAAGGCATCAATTTGCGTAATACACGATTTGTGCATATAACTGAACCATATTGGCACAATACTCGTTTAGAACAGGTTATTGGACGTGCCCGGCGTATTTGCAGTCACGAACAATTGCCAGAAGAATTGAGAACTATCAAAGTATTTTTGTATATTACCGAGTTTGGTGAAGAAGTAGCGGACAAAGTACCCGAGTTCCTTCAAACATACGATATTGATCCATATGATGTGAATCATATTGAAACCACGGATGAATATTTATTACGTATTGCAAACGCGAAAGAAGTATTGAACAAAACATTTTTGAAAGCAATCAAAGAGAGTGCAATGGACTGCACCTTATACAAAAACAAAGAGGGGTTAATGTGTTATGGAGTTGGTATGGATAAAAATCCGGGTAATCAGTTCTTGTCATACCCAACAGTGGACCAAGATTTAGCAGAACGGGATGACCTAAATGTCAAGAAAACTGCGCTAAAATTGGCCGAATTGAAGATTGAAATCCGGGGAGTGAAATATGCAATTGATAAAGAAACGGATAATTTGTATGATTTAGCAAAATATAGAAACGGAAATATAGAATTGGTTGGAAAACTGGTTCGTCCAGGAAAAGGAAGTAAAAAGGGGTATGATATTGCATTTGCACGAAAATAAGTGTTAGATATTTATAATAATTTTTATTATAATTTTTATTATAAAATAATGAGTTATACAACAATTCATTATTTTTTGATTTTGGGGGGGTTAAAATCCAAACAATTGCCTAAAATTGCACGTTATGTTATTCCAACTTCCATATAATTGAATATGCATTTTTAGCAATTCGACAATAGAATCAATGAAATTATCAAAGGCACCAATGACTTCGTTCTCATTTTCCACTACAATCACTTTTTCTTTCACTGCAATAAAAAACACGGTTTTCAAAACCCCGGCGCACATATCCACCAAATCTTTTGGATGAAGCGAATACAAAATAGTGTATAACTCCATCACCATTTTCACTATTTCTGGGAAATCGGCAACTGAAATGCGACCATCTTTCGCAATAGACATCAACGACGATTCAAACGCTCCAAAATAATTTGGATGTTTTTCTGTGATTTGTTTCAAACAGTCAATATATTTAGAATCAATTGGAAATTCGTATTTCTTTTGTAAGTCGTGATCCGATACTACTTTTGTAATAAGATCAAGCAAAGTATGTTTCAGTATAGTGTTTGAGTCTAATGGATAATCTTGTGAACTAGGTTTAGGCAAATCATTTGATATATTCATATCAACAGTAGATATTTCGTTTTCTTTTACAGTAGTAAAAAAACGCGTAGTTTCATCTGCATTTGCAGATACATTTTCCACAATATTGGATAATATTTCGGCAACTTCTAAATCTTCTTTAGATTGCGCAACTGGTTCATTTTCCTCTTTACTACATAATATTGAAAATGGCGGGCGTCCTACACAAGCTCCAGACACTTCTTTATATTTAGGTTCAGCAATAGGGTCAAAACTATACATATGTATTTGTAAAAATATAAATATAATAACAAGTTATCTTTATATTATTGCTAAAGCATTTTCCTAATACAATTTCATATAACAAAAATATATACAAATGGATCCACTAAATGTTCCAATCCGATATATTCCTCCTTCGCTTACAAAAAAAGATTTAGCAAAACAAAAACGAGAACTTAGAAAATCCCGAAAAATGTACAAATCCAAGAAATACTATACACGTTCTCGTATAGCTTCTTTCAAATCGCGCAAATCCCGGCATCTTAAACACGCAGAAAAGTTATACAGTGTTGATCATATAGCTCCGTCCAAAGAACTAGCCGAAAAAACCCAGTGTTCGCAAGATACTTTAGAGAAAATAGTCAATAAAGGCCGGGGCGCATATTTTTCTAGCGGTTCTAGACCCAACCAAACCGCGGAATCGTGGGGAATAGCCCGGTTAGCCAGTGCTATTACTGGCGGTAATTCTAGTACAGTAGATTTTCATCTATTACACGCCGGATGTAAACCTACGAGTCCAGCACTGCGTTTAGCACGAAAAACGTGTAAAAAGCAAAACAAATGTAAAAAATATAATGTCTAAAATCTACGGATTTCCTATAAACCGGTTGAATATTCCAATAAACTCGGCTATACTATTGATAAATCCAGGGTTGTTTAATACAAAACTGTGCAATTGTTTGGCAATCAATTGTTCTGTAGGACCATACGATTCCAGTGCGTCATCTTCTTCTTTATCCAATTCTTCGGACTGTATTGCAGAAACTAAATCGTGATAATGAAAATTATTGATTACATTTGCGTCATTGTGATAAATATGCAATATATTTGGCTTATTGCAAGTCGGGCAATTTTTAGTACCTAGATAAATAGACTGTTCTCTGCATCTAAAACAAATATAATGACCACAAGACGTAATATCACTAGTATTTGTATTACACACGGGACACCTTTGTTTTTCAGAATATGGTATAAATGGTTCTTCTGCAATCAAATGCGCATAATCTTCTGGTGAATATAAGTCGCCATTATACAATTTATATGTTGTAACAATTATGTTAACCAATTCAATAGCATTTTCTATAGTATCATAATATTCAAAATGCAATGAATAGTTCTCCGGGGTTCCTTCGTCATTTTTTACTAAAACCCTGACTGATTCTATATTAAGTATTTTTTCATCGCGATATAGCACGCAACAACAATAAACCCCATCTATTTTAACACACCGAAATACATATATATTGGATGTTTCAAAATGTTCTCGGATATAATTCGCTAAAACGCAACAGTCTTGTGAATATTCTGTGATATATTCATTAGTTTCTTCACTTGATACTGATAACATAATATTACTTACATTATCACTATTTTCCGATAAAGTATCTGACTCATTCTCATTTGAACTTTTCATTAAACTATCTATACTGGATGCTTGAGAAGATGATGTAGAACCAAGATAAAACATAGTATAATATCATATATCATAATATATTTAAGTGTTTTATATAATAAATAGTATAAAATAGAATGGTATAAATGCAATATACAATAATACACATTATGCTAGGTTGGAAGTTCTCTTATTCTTCACAAAATACTAAAACAGACTTTATAAATGCTCCGCGAAAAATATGTATTGCCGCACATTCAACGCCTTATTTTGATGGGATTGTGTTATACTATGCATTAAAATATTTTGGGGAGAAAAACCCCATTATATACGTAAGTAGCTATTGTTTTACCCCCTATTTGCATAAATCGTGTATGGCTATTCCAAGCAATAGTGGGTTTATAAAAAGCGAATGTACTTCATTAGAGAAGTTACCTACATTTTGCCGAATTATTTTTCCATCCGGGGGTAAAGTTTGGTGGAAAACTGGGTTCTATGTATTGGCTAAAATACTCAGTGCAAAAATAGTGATAATAGGTATAGATTATAAAACACGGAGTGTGGTCATAGACAGTGTAATAGATCCAAGATTACACACATTTGAAGAAACTAAGAAAATATGTATTGATAGATTGCGTAATTATGAACCCGGGCCGTTTTGTTATGTATTGCGAGTTTTATGTAATTATGGGTGTGAAACATATATGTTTGATATGAAAACACTATGGTATTTACGAATAAGTATTTTATTCATATTATTGTATAGTATATCTGCGAATGTGCTAAAATAAAATATTATACTTAAAACACAATATAAAAACAGTTTTATAGATTGTATTATACAAAATGAACGAAGCAAACAATGTGCTAACTATTAAAACTGTTCAAATACAGCCAATTCGCAATATGATTACTGCAATCAAAGATATTTTGACTGATGCTACTATTACATTTACTCGCGACGGTTTGAAAATCATTAACTTTGACAAAACCCATACGATTTTGGTAAATGTCAATTTAAATGCCCTAAAGTTTGAGCAATACAATTGTATTCCTGATAAAATCATTGTATGTGCAAATACGTTGCACTTGTTTAAAGTCATTTCAACAATGTCAAATGATGATATTTTGTCTATGTATATTGACAAGTCGGATTATCACGATGGAATTGTATCGCATTTGGGCTTGCAATACGACAATGGTGATATCAAACAATGTTATAGCCAGAAATTGCGATTGATTGAGCCTGATACGGAGGAATTGGTGGTTCCGGATGTGGAATATTCCACGGTTATTAATTTGCCAACTGCGGATTTCCAGAAAATCATTCGTGATTTAAACGGTATTTCTGACCGTATTGAAATTAAATCGGTAGGAAACGACCTGATTTTTTCGTGTGATGGAAATTTCGCAAGTTCTCGTATTTACCGTTCTGAATCGGATGGATATATGGAGTTTATTCAGAAACCAGATGCGTCGGTTATTATACAGGGCGAGTTTTCTCTGAAGTCCTTGTCTCATTTTATTAAGTGCACGCCTTTATGTAGCCATTTGGAAATGTATTTGGGAAATGATTTGCCGCTTATAGTGAAATATGATGTTGCATCTTTGGGTGAAATCAAGTTGTGTTTGGCTCCTTTGCCTCCTTCCTAAATGTATTTAGCAAAAAGTATTTGAATATTTATAAATAAAATGATTTTTATTGTGTAATACAAATCATTATGTTGTTTTTACCAGAAGCATATGTCTATATTATGCCTCAATCTGGTCCCACAGTTTACATATTTCATAGGCCATCTTCGCCTCTTTACCGGTCCACCCTGAGAGCAGGGCACCGCGATACAAGATGTCTGGCATAATAGAGTTGTCGTATCCGGCTACTTGTACCGAAAAAACATTGGTTTTTGGGTTTACATTTTTGCGATAGGTGTTCACTAAGGAAAGGACGTCAATGTAGGCAGAGCCGGAACCGTCGTGGATAATTGCACCCAGTTGCTGCATATCTTTACAGTAATCATTTGATGCATACAATTGCCCTGTTCCAGCTTGCATATCCGAATAAATGAACACGTGGTCTAATGGTAGAGATTCTTTTATAGCTTTTTCCCAAAAGAGCCATACTCCAGTCTCAGTTCCACCGCCAATAGTGTTCCCCATTTCATTCACTTCATCCAACTGCTGGAGAATGGACTTTTCCTTGGAAACCGGGTATTCCTTCAACGTGTCGCCAAATACCCAGACACTTCCTCCTTGTGTAGATCGGAAAGCAGTCAAAATGGCGGACAAATTGGATATCTCATATACCCCCACTGAGCCATACTCCGATACAATTCCGCCACGCGATGAGCCCGAATTGTCTGACAAACAATCCACGCGCCCCGGGAGCGAAGGAATGGTTTCCAAACTTTCTAAAAGACACTGATTTAGCCCCTCCAATACAAGTGATCGGAGATCCTTGTATAGCATTTCTTGCTCAGGGGTTCTATAGACAATTTCGGGAGCTTCGCCGTCTTGTGTAGTAATGAGCTTTCTGGGGCGTTTCCTGGAGTATATTTCATCAGCGCCATTTATCTTATTTAGTCGTTTATGTGCACTATAGTATCGGAATGGAAACTGTTTTCCTCCCTTCACCCCGCGAATTAAACGAATAACCAACTCGTTGATTTTAGCGGTTGCCTCTTGCGGTTCCAAGAATGCATATTCATCCAATATATTGGCTAAATTGCGCAATAGTGCCATATGTGGCAATTTGATTTGATCGTTTATTTCAACCCAAGTATTGCCTTTTGACCGGAGTTTTTCCCAAGTTTGCTCTTCGTCTGCAATAATTGATACCTTTCCGTGTTTGACCAAGTCATTCAATAGATCAGTCGGTTTCGGGTGTGTAATACGAATGAGATCCACTATATTGGCCAACATTTTGTCCGTCTTTCCCTGGGTCTTGGATCCGTGGATATATTTGGCAGCCTGGTAACTACCCAACTTTTGTAGTTGGTCCGCAATTGCTTTCTTCCAAATGGTAGGGATCGGTTTACCGCTCTCTCGCAAGAGTTTGTATTGAGTCGTCCAATCAGTAGGTATATTACACGCATCTTCAATGGCTTTGCGGAATGTCTTTGGATTTTTTTTGTTGAACTCCACTCGCTTGGGATGATGCACTGCCTGTGTAATTAAAACGTGGCTATTCAGGCGCATAAAATATTCATTGCGGAGTTTTTCAATAAATGCCAAAGTTCCAAGGAAATCATAGTCTAGAGCATTAGATACAATGGTAATGAAATAGTCATTGGATGACTCGGTATTCTCATAGAATGTTTGAAAAAGGAAATGAGATTTGAAAGGGTCTTTATGCCCTTTCCCTTTCGTAGCACGATAATATTGCGCTTCGCCGCAAATCATTGAAGTGCATACAATCTGCAACGATTGCAGAGGGTTCAGCTTATAACTTTTTCCTCCCATAAAATTGGAAACGGTTGGCTTAGTCATAGAATCAATAGATTGCATTGTATTATATACTAGGGGGTTATACAATATATATCCGAGTAATTTTATATTGTTTTGATATACTATTTATGCCTTCCTATATAAAGAGGAAGACATAAACAAGGGTTAGTAATAGTTTCTCATCTGGGAATTGTGAAAATATCTGGAAGCGAAGCTGTAGGATATCAATAATTATATGGAGATGATTTATCATTTTAGTATATTGAACACCGGGTTTCAGCGTGTAAATCGGATGTACTTACCACTATACAAACAAAAATATCACGTAGTTATATATCTACGTGATATTGTTGGGACGGCTCCTTTTCCAGCTATAAGCAACATAGGGTCTGCTTATTTTCTCCTTTGTCTTGTAAAAGTTCCTAGCTATAAGCAACATAGGGTCTGCTTATTTTCTCCTCAGGCGAACGTTGTTGGTAGAAGCTAAGTCTAATACTTAGTTCAACGTCTCTTTCTCCATATCATTCAAATCCTACTATCATTTAACATTTTAGAAGTATCCCATAATACCGCTTTGGCTAAAGCCAAGAATTATTATTATAGGACTCGGACACCTGAACTTCACCCGAAGTTCAATATGCAAAGTATAATTGTTCGGGAAGGTATCGTTGTATTATTTGAAGTATCCCAAAACACCGCATTTGCATAACTCATTATCATTTGATTCATTGAAGTAACCCAATACTCCGCTATTAGAACATACTAATGAATATGTGCATCGGGTTAACCAATGGTTCTTATAAGTTTACCATAATTATGATAAATTAAGAACTATTGGTGTCGTGGGTAAATCAAAAAATGATTTACCCCATTATGCCCATACAACTTCCGCGAGGAAATCATATGGGCAAACCCGTGAAGTATATATGAAATGAGATAAGTTGGAAAAATATTTTTGAAGTATCTCAAAACACCGCTTTCACGGGAGGGAGGCAAAGTAATTATAATCCGGGTATAGTATAATTATTGGGAGTAACCTAGATTACCGCTTTTACCTGTTTTATAATAGTATATATTCTTTATATTGTTTTCTATAAAAGTTTTCGGAAAATATGCGTATTATATCCTACGATGAACAAACGAAAAATGATAAAATATTTTCCGGAAATAATTTATTATCATAGGATAATAGTCTGCAAACTATATATACAAACAATAATATGAGTATTCCGCAAATATTTTCATTAGCAATGGTAGAAATTGTAGGAGACTATGGTCTCAAAGAGTATGCAAACTTAGGAGGTTGGCATTATTTAGCAACCGGATTAGTCGGATATGTTGGAGTAATTATATTACTCATTGTTTCATTACAAGGTTCCACCATATTATTAGTCAACAATGCGTGGGACGGCGCAAGTAGTATTTTAGAAAGTCTGTTTGCCTTTTTCATATTGGGAGAACGATTTAACAACTATTTGCAATATGTGGGTATGTTTATGGTTATTGGAGGAATGATGCTACTAAAAATACCTTGGAAGAAAGCACATCCTTTCCATATTCCGTCACTAAAAGGCGGTGATGCAAATAAGTAGATACTAACAAATATAAAAATAGCACTATAATGATATTCATATTTTAATTGTAAATATGAATATAGAGAACTCTAATATTGAAGAATGGAAAAATACATTGGAAGAATTGAAAAAAGAAATAAAATCCAATAAAGAAAAACATCAGTTAGATGAACCATTATATAAATGGCTAAATACCCAACAAAACAATTATATATCAAAAAGGGCTATAATGAAAAATACAGTTATTTATGATTATTGGAATCAATTTACAAATGAATGCAAACAAAATATGACAGATGAGAACTATGAAAATTATTTTTATAACCAAATATTTTCTTGGGAAACCCAATTTATAGAATTGCAGCAATTTATAAATACTCATAAACGTTTTCCAGTAGAAGAAAATAAAGATGATAGCGGGGTGTATTATTTTTTTTGTATGAATCAATATGGCTATTTAGATAATACACTTCCTGTAAAAAAATATGATAAATGGGACACCTTTATTGAAACACACAAAGAATATATGGCTGCAACAAATATTGATAACGATTCTATATATAAAAGAATATATCAGACGTGGGAAGAAATATTCAGTTATTTGCAGCAATTTGTATATACAAATAAACGTATACCAAATCAATGTGATGAAAATATACATTATTGGTTCATAACACAAAATAAAAGCTATAAAACTAAAACACATTCTATGAAATCAACCCCCAGATACAATAAATGGACGCAATTTATAGAAGATTATCAGCAATATTTCATAGAAAAATATGGAAAACCTCATAATGAAATAAAAGAGTTTATGTCGGAAGAAGAACTGTGGCATACTACTTTTGCAGAATTGAGACAATTTATAGATACAAATAGGCGTGCTCCTGGATTGATTACTAACAATAATGAAGAAATAGAATTATGTCATTGGTTAATTTTACAGTCTAAACGATATACAAAAGGTAAAATAACGGAAAAATTATCACAAACAGGTCTTAATGGTAGAAATGCATATAGTAAAATGGTAGGTGCCGAAAAAACAATTTGGTCATATTTTGTAAAAGATTATAGTGAACATATTGACAAACCAACCGATGTATGGGATTTATCATTGGAAAAATTGAAACAGTTTATTGATACATATAAAAAATTACCTTGGTATAGAGAACCTGGAAGTTCTCATCGTGGCTTGATTAGTCATATTTATAGTACCACTAGTTATACAGATGAACAATCCATATATAATTTTCTATGTATGGAATGTAATAAATATTTGCATAAACCCGAAAAATGTAAAAAATATGGTGTTTGGTCTCAATTTTTAGAAGAATACAAAGAGTATTTTACTTATGATAACCATATCATAAATAATAGTAACCAACTAGTATTTTTATCCGATTTATCTGAATTGAAGTATTATATCAGTCATACACTTCATAATAATACGAAAACAGAAAGAGAATCTCTGATTTATGATTGGTGGATAAGTAGTTTATTAGAAAACCCAGAGTTCAATAATATGTATTTGGATAACTACAAAGAATATATGGTATATCTATTGTGGGACGAAAAAATCGCGCTAATAAAACGGTTCATTGATACAAATAAAAAACTACCGTGGTATAAAAATACAGACGAGAAGGAATTATATGATTTGTTATATGAATTGAATAGAATTGCATTGTTTTACAATGAATCAAAATGGAAAGAATTCTTATTGGAATACAAACAATATTTTATACGTATATCTGATTATTGGGAATATACTTTTATACGCTCAATACATAAATATTTGCGGTGGATGTCTGATTTTTCAGAATTGCAGCATTTTATTCATAAAAACAATAGATTACCAGAATGGGATGCTGCGGATTATGAACACTCATTACATTATTTTTATAATGATAACAAATATAAAAAATATCAACTATTTTACATAGATAATAATGTGTTTTACGAGCGGTTCAATAGTTTTATAAAAACTTTACTGTAATACAAAATTATCAAATATAAAATCCCATAAATCTATATTTCTCAACCTATAGTAAAATGTACAGTCGCATCCACCAGGTTCTCCTTTTTCTCTTAAATATATGGCTTTTCACTGAAACAACCGCTGATACTCAGTGTCCCACGGTTCCTTCTATTGCATCCGACCGACGTCCAAATAAAAACGCCTTCCGCATTGTGCAATACAATGTTGAGTGGTTATTTATAGATTACTATGCACCAATGGACTGCCCCGGGGCACATTGTACTTGGGTTAATGAGTCCGAAGCCCTTATTCATATGAAATATGTTGCCGACGCTGTGAGAACTTTGCAGCCAGATATACTCAATTTATGTGAAGTGGAAGGATGCGACGAATTAAATATGCTGATTTCACCCGACTATTTAGGCGATAATTCATATATCCCCTATTTGAAACAAGGAACGGATACCAGCACCGGGCAAAATGTGGGGGTTCTAACCAGAATGGATCCCCACGTTTCACTATATAGAACCGAAGAAAAACTGCAATATCCACTACCGGGGTCAAATTGTGGATATGTAGGTTCTCCTGGAAACACTGGTGTAAGTAAGCATTATATAACCGAATACAAATGGTATGACCGACATGTCGCAGTTATTAGCCTCCATTTGCTAGCTTATCCGGAAGATCCGACCAGGTGCGCGGAGCGCGAAGCACAAGCCCAAATCATACAAAATGTCATAATCCAATATATTGCTAAAGAATACGAAATAATCGTTTTAGGCGATTTCAACGATTTTGATGCCGAAGTAGCGGACCTTAATAATAATGCACCAAGTTCTCGTGTATTGCAAATCTTAAAGGGTCTAAATGGCACATATGCCGGGAAATATACTCTCCATAATGCGGCAGAGGCTATGCCGCAATCGGAAAGATGGACCGATTGGTGGGATGAAAATGGCGATTTAGTATCTTCCCCCAATGAGTTCTCTATGATAGACCATGTTTTAATGACGCCTTTTATACAAACGAAAATACTCAATGTAAGTGTATATCACGGATACCCAGAGTTTTATGGCAAATACAATTCCGATCATTATCCAGTTGTGATTGATATGGACCCCAATATTTAGAGGGGGTACTATATATTTGTTAGTAAAATAATAGCAATTTATGATAAAATATAATTGAATATTATATAATGGATCAAAGAGTTAAGTTTAGTCCTTTAGCTAAAACATTTAGCGGTAAAGATTACTATCAAGATGATTTTATAGAAGAAAGAAAAAACCATAAAGAAATATACGGTAACAATACAATGTTATTAAATCCCGAATTAGGTCCTACCACTGTTCATTGGCATACTAGTGATTCTGATGAATTGAATAACCCAGATTATGAATGGCCTTCACAACAGAAAGAGTATTTTCAGTCAAGTAAAGAACACAGACTAGCAAAAAAAGCGGCAAAATCTGAAAATAAAGAACACTATACCTCTGGTAAATGGAAAATTACAGACGTCGACGATAATGGTAATGCTACTTTATGTAATTTAAAAACAGGCGTTTGTATTGCTATTGCTATAGCTGGAATAGCAGCAGCTAAAGCCTCTGGATTGTTTGGTGGTAAAACGCGATGCAAGAAAAGTCGATGCAAAAAAACTCAATGCAAAAAAACACGTAGAAATCGTAAAAATAACTATAAATGAAATGCTATAAATTACAAATAAGTATATTATTTAGATTACAAATAATATACTATAAATATATACAAGATGCCATATAAGAATAAATGTTTTTCTACTTGCCGAAAACGTGCTAAATCGGAATGCAATCATCCACAATGTCGGTATAACAATGGAAAGCAATACCAATATTGCCGTTTAAGTCATTCCTATAAAATGAATGAAGCGTGTAAACCGGAATTGAGAGAACGTATAAAAAAAGGAACTCGCAAGGCTAAGACACCGATCACTATTTTGGAAGACGAATTACCTTTGTCTTTCACAACTCCTCCCCAAGTTGGACCAGATGAAGAGTTTGTGACTCCTCCGGATAGTGTCACAAAAGAATCTATAAAAGAGTTTAGAGAACGTATCAAAAAAGCAAATGCCACACGAAAAATCAAAAAGTTTTTCAAAAAACATCAAAACAAACGCCGAGCCCATTTCTTAAAGGCCATTTGCTCCGATGCAGATGTATGTATGGCTTTCGGTACAGAAGCTGCTAAAATCAAAAAGCATTTTGACAATTTTGACAATTTTGATTTATTATCCAAACCAGCTCAACAAATCGGGTCTCCTTCTGCAAACGGGTTTGTGAAAGATTTGACATACGAAAGGGATGGATATGTTGCAAATGCTATTTTGAAATCGTCGGCATCCGACCACGCTGATAATTTGTTATATGAAGGGTTAGTCGGAAAGTTCCTAAATAAAAAAGGAAAACAATTTCCGTGTTTTGTAGAGACATATGGAATATATCTATATGACCCAAATGACCCTGCAGCGTATTTTGAAATGAGAACAAACAAACTGAGCGACCCTATGGTTTTAAAAACGGGGTTAAGCAAACTTCACGTAGTTCATCCGGTTCATTTGAGTTTTGCGTGTAAGCATTCTCTTTATGTGGCCGTTCTCATACAACATTTAAGGGACGCTCAGCCATTCAAGATGATGCTTGATGATAATAAGTTCATAAGTGAAGATTTGCTGAATGTGCTATATCAGGTTTATATGCCTTTAGCGATGTTGTCTACAGAGTTCACCCATTATGATTTGCATTATAACAATGTTCTCCTATATGAACCAGTAAAAGGAAAATACATTCACTATCATTATCATAGATCTGATTATGTCGGAGGAGGGCCACCTATCATTACTAGTTTTAAATGTAAATATATTGCTAAAATAATTGATTATGGTCGTTGTTATTTCAATGATAAGGAGAACCGCGGATTTACTGGAAGTTCAAATAGTTTATATACAGAGGTTTGTTCAGCACCAGAGTGTATAATGTGCGGAAGATACACTGGGTTTGGAAAATTGACTCCGAGAGTTTCCAAAGATTTAGCAATTCACAGTTTTATTTGTTCACAAAAATCAAATCAATCCCACGATTTGAGATTTTTGTATATGACAAGATGCGAATTGAAGAAGAGAGCGAAAACATTCATTACAAATGCATCATTACTTAAAGTATTGGAAAAAGTTATTTATGGCGCAGGTATACCACTGGATAAAGAAGACAAGGAAAAATTAAAGAATCACCCAAACCAATGGATATATTACGGAACAAAAGAAAATTTAGGATCTGGGCTTCCTAGAAGTGTTAATAATATAAGCGATGCATATAGTGAACTTGAACGACTTATGTCCGATTCGTGGATTCAAGCATACAATGATATATTCTATGCGCCACTTTCTAAATTGGGCGATTTACATATTTACGATGATGGGCGTCCGATGCGTTATGTTCCCGCATAAATAATAAATAGCGAAATATTATATTGTAAAATACATAAAAGAATTAGTTTGTATACATCTATACAAATAACAATGGACGCTGACAAATACGAAAGATGTGCATCTAAACCCCCATATTCAAATCTTGCTATAGTTGAAGTACAGATTGGGGAATTGACTAAAACTATGAATATTATTCGGGAGTATGATAATCCATATCAATATATTACATTTATGGATAGTGATACATCAAAGCAGATTACAATGGAAATAACTCCAAAACTATTAAGTTTGCCAAACGAAGTCGTACAAAATCAAATAGCCAAGTTGGGAAATAAATCACCTATTATCCAAGCCATATCATCTAAATATAGCATATTGGATCACGAAAAGCAATACAAACTAACAAAGGATATATCTATAGAAACCAAACTGAATATTCTTTATGCAGAAAGCCTGAACCATTCACGCTATTACTGTGAATGGATATTACCGCCTAAATATAAGCCAATATTTAGAGCCAATAATTATCGCAATATTTATGAAAAAGTAAAGAGCGAGCTATTGGCAGAACTAGATAGTTTAATTGCCCAGAAAATAGAACTGCTTACTAAAAATAATGAATAATGGTTAGGAGTTCAGAAAGTATTTGATATTATTTAGCATAAATAATACCAAAATCAATAAATCTAAAACTCGGGCTCGTGCTTCTTAAATAAACATCCTTGTGTTGCTAAATTGGGTATAGAAATCATAAGACTGGGGTCTTGAATTGAACAATTCAATAACCATACTTTAATAATGCAAAAGTTTTTCTTGGGGGAAATTGTTATACCATTGACCAACTTATGATAATCTTTATTTATAAATAATGTTTCTCCACATATTGCATAAAATAAAGATTTCCAAACATTAAATACTTGCTTATTAATTACTTTGAAAGAAAAGCAACCACCATTACGATTTTTTGGATCTTCCCACATAGGTGTTATCCCATCTCTCATAACAAATAACATACAATACTTCACAATATTTTCTGGAATAGTTTGGTTGATTGCTATAACGCTTTCTACAGTATCAATAGAACCTAATATTAAATGATAACTGGATAAATCCCATTTTTTGTCAGATGGTAAATGGTAATATAAATTCCATTTACCAATTAAATAATGCGTTGTGGAAGAAACCGGAACAATATCAAATTGTATATTATTCATAGTTGTCGTATTATCCCCCGTATATTATATAGCAGACAAACTTTATATTGTTTTTAATAAAATCTATATGACTATATCCCTATTTATAGTCATATAAATATGCACGAGCTGGGAATCGAACCCAGGACAACTGAATGGAAATCAGCAATTTTGCCACTAAACTACGCGTGCTAAAAATGGCGGCATTAGGGATTCCGAGTTGCCTGAATCGAACAGGCGACCATTTGATAACCAATGATAATAACTACTACAGTCAAATGCTCTACCAACTGAGCTAAACCCGGATGTGCCACATAATAATTTATGCGATCTCTTTATATTGTTTATATTGTTTATATTCAAATGTTTATCAACAAAATACCAAAAATAAACAATATAAAGACTTTGTATGTAATACATATGTGTGCGACACCGTAACTATCTACATACTAGAACGTAATATAGTCGTTAGATAACGCTTCTTTAGCTTAGAGGTAGAGCACCAGTCTTGTAAACTGGAGGTCTCGGGTTCGATTCCCGAAGGAAGCTAATGCTCTTTTAGCTTAGTGGTAGAGCATACGCTTAGTAAGCGTAAGGTCCAGGGTTCGATCCCCTGAAGGAGCTATACTATAATACGTTATAGTGGTTTGAGTTTTTGTGTGTTTTTACAATACACAAAAACCGTATTACCGAGTAATTATTCTTTATCTACTTTGTCCCAAGATTTTGTTTCTTCGTCTTCTGAATTATTTGATTCAGCATTTGAGACCTCCTCATTATTATTTGTTGAATATTTAGTAGACTCCGGAGAACTACAATGACAAGAGTTTGATTTCACCACATACGTTTTATTATCTATAATCTCAATATAATCGGTATACCCTAGATTTTCGGTTTTTATTTCTTGGTTGATAATAGAAATAGTATAATCTATATCAAATGGTCCAGAAAACCCATTTTTTGACAATATTCTACCTACAAATGCGCGAGATAATATTTGATTTCCTTCCATAAAATACGCCTTGTTTATAACCGTTTCTATAGGATCTGATAATTCAGGATGAACATAATCAGTCAATAAAAACTTGACCGAAGATTGGGTCAATAATTTATCATTTTCAATAGATAATCCATTATTTTTACGATCAATGACTCGGCTTATAATACCATCTTTGGATGGAGCAACTAATAATAAACATTCTTGAATATTATTACTAGTCTCAAGTAATTGGATTGCAATATGGTTTAACTTTAGCAAGTTCTCCGAAATACTTTTGTATTGCCATTCAAAATCGGATAAATCAAAATATTGTTCATTTATACTCAATTTAGTATCATTTTCGTTCTTTATCAACTGTGTTATACTTGCCCAGGGATATTCCATCGGTTGTTTAGCCGATTTTCTAGAACCTGCAATAGCATCAACACAACTGCGTACCAGAGGAAACGTCGAGTACAACTTTCCACATCGGTATTTAACAAAAGTGTAAGCATAACTTCCTTTCCAAAACGCCTCTACCAGTAAATCATTTAATGTTTTGTTTTTATTATTTTCCCATAGTCCGGAAATATACATATTTACATATTCCATATTATTAACTAACAGCAATATCCCAATAATACCCAATGTATATGTAATATCAGCAAACATCATTTATTGTAAATATAAATACAAATATAAGAGAACCTATACTATTGTTTTTATGTATATTTCAGTATAATATATTGATATTTTAGATATATATATCAATATGGCACACACTAAAAAAACCGGATTGTTTTTATTTCACCGTGATTTGCGCATTCACGATAACGTGGGGTTTTTAGAAGCTTGCAAACAATGTTCTCATCTTATTACTTGTTTCATTTTTACTCCAGAACAAGTCGGTAAACACAATTCATACAAATCCGAAAATGCGGTCGCCTTTATGATTGAAAGTTTAGCCGAATTATCTAAAGAGATTCATTTAGCCGGCGGAGAACTTTGTTTATTTTATGGAAAAACGAATACTATTTTGAAAGATTTAGTAAAAACACACAAAATAGACGCCGTCTTTTTCAACCGGGATTATTCACCTTATGCAAAGGCCCGTGATGAATCGGTTGCGGACTTGTGTAATACAATGCATATTGAGTGTATTACTTCATCCGATTATTATTTGTATGAACCGGGATCGGTAAAAACCGGTGGAGGCAGTTATTACAAGAAATTCACACCATTTTATGAAGCAGTTCTCCATATAGATGTTCCTAAACCGCAAAAGGCATCCGCCAAACATTTAGCGTGTTTGAGTAAATGTGCTCACAACAGTAAAATATCCGTGAATCGTGCTATAGAACTATTTGGGGGAGGGGGCGTCCCAGGTCGGATGGTGGAAGGAGGTCGCGCCAATGCCTTGGCTATGTTGCGCAAAGGACTCGCAACACAAGTACATTATGATGCCACTCGCGATTTTCTGAAAAACCAGACCACAGGGTTGTCCGCTGCTATCAAGTTCGGTTGTATATCAATTCGCGAAATCTATCACGCATTTTTAGCAAAATATGGCCGCAATTTTGGACTAATTAGAGAACTTATATGGCGCGAGTTTTTTGCCCACGTTCTCCACAATTTTCCAGAGGTTTTGCACGGACCCTATCAACCCAAGTTTCGCCATATTAGCTGGCGCACCGGGGCGCGAGCAGCTGCCGATTTTAAAGCGTGGAAAGAAGGTCGCACCGGGTTCCCTATAGTAGATGCGTGTATGCGGCAACTCAATAATACTGGGTATATGCACAACCGCGGGCGAATGATTGTCGCCAATTTTTTGGTAAAAACACTGTTGATTGATTGGCGGTTAGGAGAACAATATTTCGCACAAAAGTTGACGGATTATGATCCGGCTTCCAATAATGGTAATTGGCAAGGTATTTCCGGGACGGGGGTTGATATGAAACCTTATTTCCGAGATATGAATCCGTGGATACAATCTGCCAAGTTTGACGCAGATGCGGAGTTCATCAAAAAATGGGTTCCTGAATTGGCTGATGTATTCCCTAGAGATATACATAAATGGAATATTGTAAGCAAATCATTATATAAAGAGGAAAACTCAAGAAAAAACACCAGAGAAATAAACGTGAAAGAGGATACAAATAAATTGGAAAAATATGAGGGTATTAATTATGCGAAACCTATTGTAGATTATGACGAACAAAAAGATAAAATGCTAGCAATGTATGAAAATGTTATTTGATATATTATAATGTTTATCTAATACTTGTTGTAATTTAATTTTTATTCTAGGCATAATATTTTTTAATTCTTTTTCGTCTTTTGTGGTTCTAATCAATTCTACCGAATCATACCAATATGTTGTACTTTCAATATTTGACCATCTCCATTCAGAATACCCTAATAATAACCAGGTTTTTACACCTAATACTCCAGCTAAATGAACTATACTTGTGTCCACTGTAATTAATAAATCAATATTTTTTAATAAATGTATAGTATCTTCAAATGGAACTTGTGTATCTAAATCATATAGATGTAATTTATCCATAAAAGATATATTTTTCAATTCACTATCAATATCTGATTTTTTATGAACACAAATTAATTCAATATCTAAATCACATAATTGTTTAAACTCAGTAAGTGGTATATTTTTTTCTATAAAACAAGATAATAGTCCATTAAATACTATTCCTACTTTATATTTTTTTAATTTATCTACTTTTAATTTCCATTCTACTAATTTATCTTCAGATAATTTTATATATTGCAGATTATTTGGTGATATTGTTTTTATTTTTAACACATATGGTAATGACATTATATAAATATAGTGGTCATATACCATTTTATTGTAATTATCAAAAAACATAACAGTTTTTATTAATTTAACATTTTCAGTTTCAATAAATAAATGATTTACTACATCTCTGCCAAAATAATCTATTTTTAAATAGGGGTATTTTTCAGAAAGTTCGTATATAAATCTAAAAAATTGTATATTATCACCAATACCTTGTTCATATACAATTAATAATCTTGTACATTTATCTATACCATTCCAATATTTTAAATACGGTATTTCAATTCTATCTTTTTGTCCGCTTTGTATATTTATTTCATTCTTCATAAGTCTGTATTCATATAACTCAAACCCTTTTAAAAACTGACGATTAGCTAAATACGGAAATGAAGAATTATATGATTTATTATTCATATTGTTTGTTGTTTCATTTTTTATATTATTGTAATATTGTATTGATTTAGTATATTTTTTCTCGTAGTAATATATTTCGCCTAAAGATAGATTTGACGTATAATTATTATTCATTTTATTAGAATAAATAAAGTTTTCTTCTGCATTTTTATAATCTTTTAATTTTGCATAACAAATGCCGACATTATTATAAACATCCGACAAATTAGTAGAAACTTTAATTTTATTAAAATACTTTAATGCTATATCATATTGATTTAAATTGAAATAGCAAATTCCAATTTCATTTATCAATATATAATCATTAGGCATCAATAATTTTAAAGGTAAATAACATTTTACCAAAGCTTCTTTGTGATTATTTGTAGTTTTATAAATATTTAAAAGTTCATATAAATACTTTTTTTTCATATTATCAATATTGTCTAATATCTTGTTATAATTAATTACTGCATTTTCGTAATCGTTATTTTTAACAAACTCTAATGTTTTATTATGAAGTTTCTCTATAATATTCATTTGATTGTTTATAAATATTTTATTTATTATTTTTTATGATTTTTAACTCAATGTATATTATAACACAACTATTTATTTGTAGATTACGGAATATACTGAAACGAATATATGCTTCTATTATATTCATTTTTACATCATTTCACATTTGAAATACTACATCAGTGACATTTTTATAATTCATTATTGTCTCTATTATATCAGCATTCAATGAGAAAAGTAAAATATTTATTATCTGGTTTCATTTTGTTTGTATTTTATGTTTTACTAATAATTTACATAACTTTTGACATCGCTCAATTCGGATGAACATAATTTATCTATTTGCTGTTTCAAAACGTTTCGTTTGTCATTTGTTATATAAACATTTCTTGCAATTTCTATAAACTCTGAATCAAACTCTCTTTTTTTCTCTTTTTCTCTTACTTTGTCTTCTATTTCCCATAATTTTTCATTTATATTCTTTAAACTAGATACAATTCTAGTATCTATTTGATAATTATTTATAAAAGGTGTTAAATAATCAATTTCCCTTTTTATAATAGATATTTTTTTGTTATCAAATATTTTTTCTTGTTTTATTTGTAAAATAGTATATTTATCAAATAATTCTCCAATTGATACAGGAATATGAGGTAATGTTGTCATTATATTATATGAATATATAATTTAAAAACATTTTATACGAATACTCTTTACTTACAAAAAACTGAACAAATATAAATTATATTTATCGTTAACTTTAGTGCAGCTATATCATATACAATGCGATTTTTATTATTGGAACATTTTTTGTCTATATTCTCCAATATACCAGATAACCTAAATACTTTAGTAAAGTTCCGGAAAAATGCCAAAGTAAAAACAGCCCGGACTATTGTCCCTTTAGGCACATATATATCCGACAAATCGGTATCTGAGAAGGACATAGAAATGATTTATGAGAACTTTGTGGGAAGGGCGGAATATTTAGCACGTTTTTACAAAGTTTCTTTAGAAACGGCAAATGGCAAACCATTACCTATTTCGGGACAAGTAGATGCAATGCCTATAAAGGCCATCAACAATGATTATTTAGTCGTGTACAAAAATATTATCCGGAATATGTTTTACAAAGATATTTTGCAAAATACACAATCGGGGTTGGAGAACACGCCCAGTTTTTTGGATGTTTTAGGCGATTTTTATTTACGCGGAATCATCGACTATAAACTATTGACACCAAGTTCTTTGCATTATATGCGCGAAGGACGTTTAGGCAGCGTTTTTTCGTCGTATTATTTCCGGGCATCGATAATGAATCCCCTAGTCCCTTATTCCATTAATCATTCGTATTTAAAAGGCCGCCGTATTTTCACGCCTACTTTAGGATGGGGATCGTATTGTTATGGCTTTTTAGAATGTCCTATGGTGGAAGAATATGTAGGGGTGGATGTTATACCACAAGTGTGCAAAAAGACGGCTGAGTTTGCGGCGAAGTTCTATGGCTCAAAGAAAACGACGATTTTTTGCGAACCTTCGGAGAACCTATTAAAACACACAACATTTAGGCAAAAATATAAAGCATATTTTGATGTAGTATTTTTTAGTCCTCCGTATTACCGTTTAGAAATGTATTCTGGGAAGAACCAGAGCACCCAGCGATACAAATCATATGAAGAATGGTTAGAGAACTATTGGGGAGAAACCATGGAATTGTGTTGGTGGGTTCTCCGACCAAGTGGAAAGATGTGTTATATTTTGTCTGGGTATGGATCGGAAAATACTAGAGGGTATTATGATTTATTGGGAAATATGAATCATTTAGCAAAGTTGCGATTTGGAAGTTCTCCGAAAGTATTTGATATGGGGAACAAAAATGCACATATGACGAAACATCGGGAAACCGGTGAAAAAATAGTTGTGTTTAGCAAGACATAGACTGGCTAAACTGTTTAGAACTACGTTCTACAGAGTTTTCTTGATATCTTACTGCTGCGCATCCGGATAGATTCGCAGTTGTATCATAATAATATATTCATATTTTATATAATATAGTAAAATATGGCTAAATTAAAAACAGACGATGACATAGAAGAATACCGACAAAGATATATTGAATCATTTTACAATGAAACAGATATAGTTGAAAAAAAAAAAA